TCAGAAATTCCAGTCCTCGTCGGCGGTCAGTTCCGCCTTGCCGATGACATAGGAAGATCCAGAACCGGAGAAGAAGTCGTGATTCTCGTTGGCACTGGGATCGAGCGCCGCGAGGATTTCCGCAGGCACCTTGCAGCGCTCCTTGGGGTATGGCGCATCGAACCCCAGGTTCATCAAGGCCTTGTTGGCGTTGTAGTGCATGTAGTGCTTGACGTCCTCGGTCCAGCCCAGCGGGTCGTACAGGTCGGCCGCGTAGCGGTACTCGTTCTCCATGAGTTCATGCAGCGTGTCGTGGGTGAACTGCCGCAGCGATGCCTGTCGTTGCGCGCCCTCGCTGGCGTAGCCCTTCTGGAACTTGTAGCCGATGTAATAGCCGTGGCAGACTTCGTCGCGCAGGATCAGGCGGATCAGATCGGCGGTATTGGTTAGCCGGCCCTTGCTGGACCAGCGAAACGGGCAGAAGAAGCCGCTGTAGAACAGATACGATTCCATCAGCACCGACAGGATCTTGACCTTGAGCGGATCGTCGCCCCGGTAGGCGCGCTCGATGATGCCGGCCTTTTCCTGCAAGCGGGGGTTCTCCTCGCTCCAGCGAAAGGCGTCGTCTATTTCCTGGGTGCTGCATAGTGTCGAGAAAATCGAGCTGTAACTGCGGGCGTGCACGGCTTCCATGAAGGTGAAGTTGGCGAATACCGCCTCTTCGTGCTGCGTCAGTGCATCCGCGATCATGCGCGGCGCGCCCACCGACGATTGCACCGTGTCGAGCATGGTCAGGCCAGTGAAGATGCGGATGGTGGTATGCCTCTCCTGTTCGGTCAGGGTTGCCCATGAAGGCAGGTCATTGGAGAGCGGAACCTTCTCCGGCAGCCAGAAGTTGCCGGTCACACGGTTCCACATGTCGAGGTCCATGGGATCTTCGATCCGGTTCCAGTTGATTGCGCGCGTCAGTGTCATGTTTATATGGAGGAGGCCTGCGCCTTGTGTCATGGAATGGGTTTCCAGTCAAAGTATAGCAATTACTATATTTATTCATGGCAAGGGCGATGTTTCCATGGGGCTTCCGGAACTGTCGCATTGCATCCGCGCAGAGGTGCTGGCTGGCCTCTTGCTTCGATCTGGCGCGTGCCTATGCTCATGCAAGCGGCCTGGCTGGACCGGGGAAAAGGATTGCCCACTGACCATCGCTCATGGGCCAGTGCCGGGCCGTTGCGGGATCGGTGCAATGAAATCGGCGGCCCGGTGGCTACCGGCAGCTTGGTCGGTGTCGGAGGTCCTGCAAGCCTTCCCCACCGGGCACCATGCGCGCACCGGCAACCATGGCCATCGCCCTTGCGGCACCCGTCCTGCTGCAACAAGGAGTGTGGGCGTATCTACATCCGGCCGGAAGCGGGCGTACGGCGAGACGGCACGTCAGCCTCGGCCGCGAAAACGCTGGCCGGGGCCTACAGCAGGCGGGCCAGGCCGCTGCCGCTGAGAAGGCCAAGTCCGGCGCGAGAGGCGCCTCATTGCCGGCCCCGGGCGCTTCGAAAATGCCATGGCGCAAACAATGACAAAAGGGCTTGCAGAATGACCTGCAAGCCCTTGATTTTTGGTGGCGCATCCCTGATTCGAACAGGGGACCTGCGGATTATGATTCCGCGATGAAAATGTTGTAAATCAATACTTTATAGTATCTTTCTGTTCCGCATAACATGGACGTATTGGCATATTTCTCCAATGGATATTTCCTTTTTGAGTGAATTTGCGGAACAGGTTTTTAGCGGATTGGTTTCACCTTTTTCCCGACGCGATGGCGGATGTAGTGTGCCGTCATTGCCTCAGTCGTGTGACCAAGCATAGCCTGCGCGGTCTTGATGTCAGCGACGTCATCCGCATCGGTAGCAGCCTTTGCTCGGAGATCTCGGAACTGGAATGATCCCTTGTCAATACCAGCGCGGTCCCGAGCGGCATCGAATCGGTTCCGCAGTGCGTTATAGGTCATGGGTTGACCTGTTTCACTCACAAGTATGGCTAATGCGTGCACTTGGTGGCTTTTCTTGTATGCTTGGATCTCTGTTAGCAGTGTGGCCAGTTCGCCTTGAATCGCTATCCTCAGCTTGGCCTTTGTCTTGCCCTGCTTGACGTTTAGGAATCCGCCCGCGATGTCCGCCTCGGACATGCGAAGCACGTCAGCAGGCCTTTGACCAGTGATTTCAGCTAGGCGCAGCGCAAACTGCAAAGGCTTGCCAGCAACCGCCATCACCCGATCCATCAGGTCGTCGTCAACATAAACGTCCCGGCCCTCTTCACGGTAGCCTGTGATCCCTGCGCAGGGATTGGGCTGTTTGGTATAGCCTTCTTCTCGCGCAAAGTTCCAGACGTGTGAGAACAGCGCCTTTTCCCTGTTGGCACGAACATGACCGATATTGGCAGGGATCTCCATGAGTGGCCTGCCTTGCTTGCGACGCAGCTCGTTCTTTGCCTCGGCATCCTTCTTGGCAAGGCCGCACCGCCAGCGCATGTACTGGCGGATGTGCACCGGCTCGATGCTATCCAGCGGGGCGGGCGGATTGCCGAAGAACCGCAGCAGGTATTCCACTTCGGCGAGGTTGTCTTTCTGCGTTCGAGGGGCTTTGTCGGGTAGCTTCAGTTTCTTGTACTTATCCCAAACCTCTACGAATGTGCCGCGCACAGGTACTGGCTTCGCAGTCAGTTCGGCCCACTTGGCCACTGCCATGATGTAGTTGGAGCCAAGAGGGATCTCCCGGCGCGGCTTGGATCCTGTGTCTAGGTAGTAATGGATTTTCTTGCCGCGCGGCCGAGCACGCATGCCGGTTGGCAAGTTCGTCCAGCGGGTTGGCTTTCTGCCCATCAGATATGCTCCAGGACGCGAGGAGACCAAGTAGCAACTGGCGCCTGTACTTTGGCAGTAGCGTCAACGGCTGACCACAAAACAGCAGGATGCCCTGTCGCAGTGACTCGAAACGGCACACCTTGCTGGCGCAGCCATTCAATCTGCTTACTTTTTGATTTTCGCCCGGTGAGTGTGGCGACTTCATCTGCAGTCAGAAATGCTGCCATCTCCAATCCCTCCATGAAAAAGCCGCCCCATGTGGGCGGCCTGATTGATCCTGATATGCTCAGCGCTTACCGCGCACCAGCGCGATGTAGTCACCGACGGTGCGGCATTGCGCAGCATCTGACGCGCTGATGTTGATCTGCAGCGCGATGCACGTCTCGTCGTTGATGATGGTCATGTGGCGCCAGTCGGTGATCTGCGTATCGTCGCTGACCTCAGAGACCGGCACTCCCATGGTTTCCGCGGCTATCAGCCGGATCTGCTGCTCGTGTGTCATGACCGTCATTTTGCGTACCTTCTGTGCTGTGTGAGATCGTCCGGACATTGCTCGTTGCTGGGCAGTTCGTACGATGCCCGCATGGGCAGAGGATGCGTGGCGCTCAATGCCAATTTGCTCTTGATCCTGACCAGGCAGGCATCACGGTTTGCGTGCTGGCTCCGATACCCGTCAGCGTGCTCACTGATGCCGGTCGGCAAGTGAGTCACCGCGATGGATGCCTTTGATTTGTAGTAAAGACTCATATTCAGTACGTTGTTTATAGAAAAGCACCACAATGTCTCGAATATGGTGCTTAATCTGGTTGGATTTATGCAGGATCGTTTGCCGATGGCGGGTCTGGTAGAGGCATCCAGTGGGTTGCAATGATGTATGCCCCGCCTGCACTCTTGTACCTGTTCCGGCTGCTATTGGCATGTACATCTCGCCGTGATTGATAGACCTTGGTGCCGTCTGTTGCAATCACTATGTCTTTGGTTTTTGGGGCAGTACCAATAGGCAGCCAGCGCTGATGTCTGGCTGCATCAATCCTCTCCTGCAGGATCGCGATGTCATCACATTTCGCAAGCAGATCAAGCGTTTCAGCGCAGCTCAGCGCCTCGGGTTGTTGTGTGTCGGTCATGACGGGGTCCATTCATGCGGCTTTCAGGTGCTGGCCGTCGGGATAAAGGATGTCGCGCAGCACGGCGGCGCGTTCGTAGTTCATGGCCTTGATGGCCTTGGCCAGCTCGCCCTCCAGGCGCTTGCGGCGCGCGCGCTCGTTGCGCTTCACGCGCAGGCCTTCGGGCCGGCCGGTGAAAATCTCATGCGTGAAGCAATGCGTCAGGCCATAGCGGCCGGTGACGATTTGCCATGTGCTGTTGAGGTAGTGGTACGCCGTCCCGGTGATCACGCGGCCCTTGGGGTCCAGCGCCCAAACCTGTGAACCATGCTCGATGGTCCCCCCGTCGGCGGCGATGGCGTTGGAAGCCATGCTGATTTCGGCGCGGTCCAGCGCGGGCCTGTAGTGACCACAGGTCATCCGGTTATGGCGAGCCGTTTCATCGGCCGTGAGACCCATCAGTCCCATCGGCGGGTCGCGCGGCGGATCGAAGTGGTAGCCCGAGAACACGTTGCACAGGTAGTCGCGAATCCGCCGGCGCGTGCGCTCCATCTCCAGCCTCAATAGGTAGGGCATGCGCGCTTCCTTGTGGAAGTCGTAGCGGCCCCCGTTGCGGTTCTCAGAAGGGGTCACGTCCTGCCACATCTTGAATTCGATGTGGCGTCCACTGATCGACAGTTCGCCTTTCAGGTCGCCCTTGTGGCATGAGCGATATGAGAGAGCGATGGCGCGGTACTTTGGCGCATCCTCCCAAGGCGCCACGGTCCAGCCGATCTTGTTGAGCGTTTGGATGATGCGTGCGAACACCTGGCGTTTGAAAGCCAGTTCCCAAGCGTCAGCGCCTTTGATTCCGCCAGAATTTCTCGCTTCGGCTAAGCCTTCCTCCCACACTGAGACGCTGGCATCTTGGAAGCAGACACGGCCCTCGCGTGCGATCTGGCCTTTTGGTGTTTGGGTCATGCAGTCCTCCGCATATGAAAAGGCCCGGTCATGCCGGGCTGGTTGTTGGTTGTGGTGCTGGTGGAGTGCGCTTGATAGCGGACCCTTTTATGAATGTCATCCAGTGCGTTCCGCTGCGCTTCCCTGAGCGGTGACCGAAAAGGGGCTTCTCACTCGTACAGGAAAGAACCTGCGCAACTGGCACCTGCGTTTCGTTCCACTTGAAGATCAGCACGCCGTGCGGCCTGAGCACGCGGAAGCATTCGGCGAATCCCTGACGCATGTCGTCGCGCCAGTCCGCGCCGAGTTTTCCGTACTTGGCTGCCATCCAACTGCGCCTGCCCGCCCGGACAAGATGCGGCGGATCGAACACAACGAGATGGAAGGTTTCGTCGTCGAACGGCATTCCCCGGAAGTCGAACCGCACATCAGGATGAACCTCGATGACGCGCTTGCCATCTTCCTGGTGCGAACGGTCAGTGACGCTGACTGTCTCGTCACGCACATCGCCAAAAAGGCAGCGCTGGTCAGAGGGGTCAAACCACATCATCCGTCCTCCGCAGCATGGATCTAGCACGCTTGCAACCATGGCATCACTCCGGTGCATGCAGATGGGCCGCCGTGTCGCTGAGCCGAGCGATCTCGTGGCAGCGCGACAGCGGTAGCGATCCGATTTGATCGACCGTGGCGACAAACTCCGCGAGACGGCCAGGCTTGATCGTCTTTAGCGATGCTTTGTGCTGCGCGAGCGTGAGGGCCTTTACAAACGCCTGCGTTCGCACAGACCCCCATGCCGCAAGCTCTGGGGGGGGGGCGCTTTGACATTTCTGCGACTCGATTCTTCAGGCGATCGAGTTGCGCCGCATCCTCTGCTCGCTTCTTGTCGCGGGCCTCGCGGCGCTGCTGACGATCGAGTTGCAACTGCTTGGATTTGCTGATCTTGGTCATATGTTGCTCCATGAAAAAAAGCGCCTCAAGGGCGCTATTGGCTGATGGCAATTTCCAATTCGTTTTCAACGCGACTTTGCTGTATCCGCGTCCTCCGGCTTTGCCGTTTCGGCGAGCGCCGCTTCGATCCGCGATGCTGCAACCTCGATCAGCAACTGATACTCGCGCTTGATCCGATCATCGTGCACCTTGGCTGATTTCGCCAGGAACTCATCTACCGTGCCGGAAAAGCATCCCCGCGTGACGAGCAGCGTGTCGTCCTTGGCGTTGTAGACCGTCAGCGTGCCGTTTTCGGTGCCGACAATCGAGGCCCAAAAGATGAGGCCTCTGCCGGACACCTGCGCATCGCCGGACACCCACGCATTGCCGGACACCTGCGCATTGCCGGACACCTGCGCATTGCCGGACACCCGCGCATCGCCGGACACCTGCGCATCGCCGGACACCCACGCATTGCCGGACACCCACGCATTGCCGGACACCCACGCATTGCCGTACACCTGCGCATTGCCGGACACCCGCGCATCGCCGTACACCTGCGCATTGCCGGACACCTGCGCATTGCCGGACACCTGCGCATTGCCGGACACCTGCGCATTGCCGGACACCTGCGCATTGCCGGACACCCACGCATTGCCGGACACCCACGCATTGCCGGACACCCGCGCATCGCCGTACACCTGCGCATTGCCGGACACCTGCGCATTGCCGGACACCCGCGCATCGCCGTACACCTGCGCATTGCCGGACACCCACGCATTGCCGGACACCTGCGCATTGCCGGACACCCGCGCATCGCCGTACACCTGCGCATTGCCGGACACCCACGCATCGCCGTACACCTGCGCATTGCCGGACACCCACGCATCGCCGGACACCTGCGCATCGCCGGACACCCACGCATTGCCGGACACCTGCGCCAAATTGGCCTCCGACTCAACGTATCCGCCAAGATCGCCAGGCACTATGCCGAGTGTCGCGATCGCAACCAGCGCGCGGATCCGCTTTACAGTGCGACCGGGCGCGATAGTGATTTCGTCGCCTGGTACGAATTCGTATTTCTTGGACATGTTGTTCTCACAAAAATAGCGCCTCATGGGCGCTGGGTGTTGGTATCAGTGGCGTGCTTATTGCAGCGGCATCTCGCCACCCAGCGCCTCGATCAGCTGCGGCAACAGCAGGCGCAACTCGCCGGTGGTGAGCGCCACGTCGGCGTCGAAGTGGTCGTCGCCATCGCTCTTGCCCTCAAACACGGCATCCGAGAACGCCAGTTTCTTGACCTGCAGCGCCTCGGTCAGCACGAAGCTGGCACGATCGCTCCAGCCCATGCCAAGACGGGTTGGGCGCTTGCCGGCCTGGATGTGCTGGCGGATCTCCTCGATCTCCAGTGCATGGCGCGCATAGCGCACGGCGGCGCGCGTCTCGTCGGTGCTTTTCAACTCGCATTCGTTGTCCAGCGAGAATCTGCCGGGCGCCGCCTGTTCGCTCAGCCAGTCGGCCATGGCGGCCGCCGGTGTCTGCTCGGTCTGCAGCAGGCGCGGGGCGAAGCCCGGCAATTGCTCGACCAGTGCCGTGATGATCTCGTCGGCGCGGCCCTGGCTGCCGGCATCGATGACCAGCCAGTGGCCGGCCTGGTCGATCCACACCCAGGTGCCCTGGCGCTTGGTGAAGGCCATGGGCAGCAACTCCAGGCGAGCCTCGTCCTTGAGGTCGCGGCGCTCCTTCTTGCCGGACTTGCGGCCGCTCTCGGCCTCGATGCGCTGGACCTTCTCGTCGACCTTGCTCTCGACCACCGAGGCCGGCAGGATCTTGGTCTCGGTGGCGAAGCGCAGAATCCATTGTCCGTCGATGGACTCGACCAGCGGGCCATGGGCATCACCGCGCGGCGGCACCCAGCCGGAGGATTTCTCCTGCGTGGCCGAGCAGGGCACGAAGGGGCTCTTCGCGAGGGCGCCTTCGGCGTCCGTCAGGTCGGCCTGCCAGTTCTCGGGCAGGCGGTAGATCAGCAGGTTTTGGAACATGGTTTCCTCTGGAGACAAAAGAAAAGCCCGCGATTGCGGGCTGTGTGCTGCTACAAGATGGCTTCCGCCATCAGTGGCGATCATGCCGGCTCTTCCTGTGATTCGACGGTTGGTTGCGCTTCGATGGCCTCTTGCTGTTCGCTCGGCACTTCATAGACGGCATCTGCCGGCAACTCAATGTCGGCCATCATGCTGTCGCGGTCTTCGCGCTCCTGAGCCTCAACGTACTCGACGCTCACAGGGAGGTACTTGAACAGCCGGCGCAGCACGGTCTTCTTGGCCATCTCATCGAAGTGCGTATGCCATGGAGAATTGGGCTCCCGGTTGTACTTGCGGGCAGTGGCTTCTGCCGCTTTCCATCCCTGAGATTCGCGCATGATCCGCTCGACTTCTGCTCGGCCCATGACCTCGAATTGCACGCCCCCTCCTTGGAGTTTCGCAACTGCGTAGACCGCGCGCAGATCGCCGCGCTCTGCGTCTTCCCATGCAGGGTTGTGCTGCAGGTCTGGGTTGAGTCCGAAGGTGACGCTGAATTCATCGCGCTCGTAGACGGCGCGTGCCTCGATGCTGACGATCTTCCCACTGCGTCGTGCCAGGTCGATCATCCCCTTGTATCCGAGGATGAACTGCACCTCGGTTTTGCCAGTGCGTCGGTTTTCGAACGGTAGCAGGTAGGCGTGCCCCAGCGCGCCGCCAGGCTCGATACCCAACTGTGCGCACTGCATGATGGCGCCCATGAATGACTGCGGGTCGGCCTGCATCAACTTTGGAACCTTCCGAAGCTCGGTCAGCGCGACGCGGGTGAAGCGATCGGGCGTCATGTGCTTTGGCAGTGCTGCTGCAAACTGCTTTTTCATGCTGTCGGCAGTAATGAGCGTCGCCAGCGTCTGCGGCTTCGCGGTTGCTACGGCGCCGGTCGCCGCGGCTTTGAGTGCTTGTGTGGACATGGTTAGATTCCTTCGGTGTCAAACGATTTGAGCGTGAACACGCGCTTGTCCCATTTGCGAGTGAATTCCTTCACCAGCTTTGGGTGAGCTTCCTTGAGTGCGGCCTGATCCAGGAAGGATCCACTGCGTTTTTTCCATTCGGCCGCCGTCTTGCCGTTCGGCATGAGGACGTGTGTTGTGGATCCCATGGCGCGTCGAGTCTGGAATTCCAGAGCTTCGTACTCAGCCTCGCGGGCTTTGATTTCTGCACGAATTGCGCGCATGCGCATGAGCCATTCCGTCAGCATCGGATCAGCGGGCATGCTCTCTGCGCCGTCGTCCCCGAACAGCTTCTCGGTGTCAGTGATGTTGATCGGCTCTGGCGGTATTCCGGTCAGAACGTGATCGCGCCAGAAAGTGGCTCCGCGTTGTCGTAAGGCCTGGACGGTCTCATCGTCTCGATCGACTGGATAGGCGCGTAGCTCGTCAGCACCAAACAGAGCTGCGAGGATGGCCTTGCGGCGTCCAGTGACGCCCAGTCCGTGCATGACCTGCGCTGTGTAGTGCACCGGTATGTCGTCGCTGTCCGAGTCGCCCCACTCGCGCATCTTGAAAGGATGCACGGTTTTCAGTTCGACATTGGTGATCTCTTCCTCTCCATCGAGCTTGATCTCGAAGTCGATCTCGGCCGCCATGAAGGTGTGCTCTTGGTCACGATAGCGGTTGTTTGTTCCTACGATTTCAACCGTGTGACCGTCGGCCTTCAGGCGCTCGACCAGCATTTCTGCAACGACGGACTCCCAGCGAATGCCGCGGGCGAAGACTCGCTTCCTCTGACCCTCGGATCGCGGCGTCGTCTTGTCCCGCCACAGATCCACAGGCGTTTTCCATGGGCTCAGGCCAAGGACCGCCGCAATGTCGCTGCCACCGAGAAACTTCGATCGGTCATGGCCTTGTTCAATGGTCTGCAGCTCATCTCTTATGATTCCGTTCACTGCTATTTCTCCAACAAAAAGCCCGCTCACTGGCGGGCCTGTTTGAACATCGGCATGCTTGTCTGCCGGATTCGTCTGAATGTTTCCCTGATGTCCGTCCGGTCTGCCGGGGTGTAGCGGAAAGCCGGGCTCTGCAGGGAGTAGGGCGGGGCTGTGCTTCGGATGGGTTTCATGCGGTACTGCCTTCCTTTTCATTGCGGGCCGGCAAGCCCGGCAGGTAGATCGCGCGGGCCTTACTCGCCGTGCGCGGCGTCGGCTTATCGACTCTGCCGCAGTCCATGCGTGCAGCCATAATGGCCACCCATTCGACCTTGCCGTTCGGGACAACGCCCGGTCTTGCGAGGTCGTAGAGCGGCTCGAGATTGCCGTCGCTGCGCCGGTAGTAAGGGGTGCTGCGCGCCAGCTTTTCGACGTGCTCTTTGAGCACCGCAATGCAAGTGCCGTGACGGCAGATCGCGCGCGCCTCGAACTCACTATAGAGGCCAGCATGCTCGATGCTGAACGTGTATCCACGGCTGTCGGGCCGCCACCAGTGGATGTGTTCGTGTGATCGGGTCGTGTGGCCGATGTGAGCGATCAGGTAGCGGCTCATGCTGCACCGCCTTTCTTGAGGGCGGCGTCGATAGCGGCGTCAAGGTCTTGAGCAACAAGCGCCCACTGATTGGGCCATTCCGGGCTATCAACCGCGACGTGGATTTCGTCGTTGATGTTTCCATCCTCATCGATGGTTCCGTCGCGCAGCCAGCGATACCGCTGCGCATCCCGCTTGTCCGCATCAGCCTGGGCGCTGGGCAAGTGTTCGTCGCCCCGGTCGTGCTCGATGGCCTTGCTGGGGTCAGCCGTGTGCCAATCGGGCCAACGGCGGCCTTCGTTCTTGGTCTGCTTGGCGACCATCGCCGCGATGATTTCGGTGGGCGTAGCCCCGATGCGCCACGCGCCGTCGAGGGCGAGGATGGCAACGTCGATCCACTCGGACAAGTCATCGGGGGCGGCTTCAATTTCGCGCAACTCTTTGCGGATGTGGTCGCACACGCCTTGCGTGCGCTGACCAGGGCCGAAGGTGCGGGCACTGAATTCGGCTTGGCGGGCTAGGTGGGCCGCGAAGTCGAAGGGTCTCGGCTCTGCCTCCCGGCCCTGGGCGTCGATCAGCTCCCGATGCAGCCGGCGCGTCTCCTGCAGCAGCACATCGATCATGCTGGCCGCATTGGCGATAGCTCCGGCCTTCGTCGGCTCTGTTTGCTTGTGTGCCAAGCGGCGCAGGAATCCTGCGTAGTGGACTGCGGCATGGATGCCAGGTGGCGGCAAGTACGTGCCCTTGTCCATCACGGCCTCGAAGTGATCCCATGCCTTGTCGACAGCTTGATTGATCTGGACCTCCTGGCCCTGGGCGGCGAGAGCGGCGGCGTGATCCTCGTAGCGCACGTACAGCCCGTTCGCTGCTGGGTTCATGCCGCCGAGGCCTGGAAGCGGGTTCCAGCGCATGATCTTGATCGGCTCTGCCCCTCCTTCCACCTGTGGAGTGTCGTTTTTCAAATCTCGCATAGATTGCATCCTTCGAATTCTTGATTCCGAGCCTGACCGCCCTTAGATGTCCAGATCGACTTGCCAATGCGGCGGCCGATGTCTTGGACCCTGATGTATTGCTGCTTGCCAAAATCGTCGTGCTGGAAGGCTTTCTCCTTCCATCGGTCCCCCGACGCGCCACAGGGGAAGCAGCCGACACGGGGAAATCCAGCGTCGTAGAGCGGGTTGTGCTGGCCCTCGAGGAATGCCATTACGTCCGCGTCGGTCCAGTCCAGCACTGCGAGCCGGAACATCACGCCCAGCGCGGCGAGGTACTTTGGGTACTTGCTCGGCAGGACTTCATGCGGCGCATACAACTCGTCGCAGACCTTGCCCGCATATCGGCGCTGGCGCTCCGGGCTTTCTTTCGAGCGCATGCCGTACCAGACTTCAAAGCCGTGCCCCAGAGACTCGGCAAGAGCCTTGCAATACTTCTTCGTCGGCACGATCTTGAGTTCGTCGGTGCAGAACCGTGCACCGCCGCCGGGGAAGCGTCCGTACTTGATGCACTTTTCTTCAACGGACCCTGCGCATACTGTGTCGATCCGCAGGGCCCCGTAGAGAGTGCGTAGGCGCTCGATGTGTGCATATGTGATCGGGTGTTCGTTCTGCGTGTCGCAGAACAAACCAACGATGTTCTCAACGCCGAATTGACCAACAGCCAGTTTGAGTGCGGCTTGGCTATCTTTGCCGCCACTTACCGGAACGACGGCCCTGATCATTTCTGTTCCACCTGGTGAGCGGCTGGCTTTGCAGCGAGAGCGGCACGACGAGCTACTTCCTGTGCAAACCCCTTAAACCCTGGCGCGCTGTGGCAGTCGTACTGCTTTGCCAGCGTTTCAATGGCCGCATCGCTCAACAACTCTCCGGCATTCCCGGCTGGCTGGGGCTGAGTGTCGTCGGGGGATGCAAACAGATGCCGTTTTGCAAACTCGTCGAGTAGCGCCCTGGCCATGTCCGCATGCGAGTCACCATGGATGCAGCCCTGCTCATCCGCGTAGCGCGCTGCGAACTCCTCCAGTTCATCGTCGGTCGGCGCAATAGCCGACTGGAACCGCGACCACGCTTTGTCCACCGCTGCATCCAGACCATCAGCGCCGCTACCGGATGGTTGGGGCTTGGCCATGCTGTCGGCCAGCGCATCGCCCATCGCGCCGTAGTCGGTCGTATCCCAGACTGCACCGATGCCGCCGCATTCAGAGCAGCCAACGCCGAGGGCGCAGCCGAACACTTTGCTACGAGGGCCGGTATCGTGGCCTTCGTCCAGTTCGTGGCAACCTGAGCAAGAGCGCCAGACGCCGCGACCCTCGGCCACCGTCTCTTGGATGCCCCGCAGCTCGATTGGCAACCCATCATCCCCGCCCACAGGTTGAGCTTGCCCAGCATCCATCGCCCTGCGCCATGCGCCCAGCGGCGCGTCGTCGCAGAAAATTTGGTCCAGCGCGTTGTACCAGTCTTTTGGAGCCTTACTGGTTGCTCCCGCAACAAACAGCGCAAGCCAGTGGCGCACCTCTTCCCAAGTGGGGAGCGCGCCGCCGCTCGGGGGGTGAGCCTGCCCACGCGCTGCGCGGTCTGCATCGACGTAGGCGCGCAGCAAATGGCTGATTCCTCGTTCTGCGGCGAAGTGGATTCGTGCGACGTTGCTGTTGGGCACTTCGTGCAAGTGCACGATCTCCAGCATTATTTCGCTGTCTGCGCTCAGGTCGGGCAGCGGCGGATACTCTCCCGCAGGCCGCTCTACAGCAGCGCCGGCCAGTGCATCCCGCGCGATCTTTTGCAGATGCCGGGCGAATTGCTTCGGCGTGGCCGTCATGTTGCCAGTGGCGCTGATCTCGAACAGGGCCGCGCGAAATTGGTCGGGTTGTCGGTAGTAGGCGGTCAGGCATGCGCTCTGCGGCAGATCGTCAGGCGGATTGCCGCCGTAGCAGAATCCCGAGTTGTCCATCGCACGCCAGCGGTAGACGACATTGGCCGACTCTCCCGCAGGCTGCGGCGCCGCCTCTGCTACTGCGATTGGAAAACGTTGGCGCAGTGCTTCTGCCAGTACGCCTAGGTTCGCCCAAATGCTACCGGCCGGCGTGAGGTCGAACGCGTCTTTGTAAGCGTCTCGGACATCATCGTCGGTCGGCCAGCCACTCGGCACTTTGGGTGCTGCTGGTGCTTGTTTGTTGGTCATTTGGTGTCCCTTCCTTCTTCCCACTTTCCGCTCTCCGCCTCGACAACAAGAGCCGCGACAACATCCTGAGCAGCAGCATCGCCCTGCGCCGTACACGCAGCAGCGATGAGCACAAGAGCGCCGGCAATGACCAGCGCCAGGGTTTTGATCGCTGTCATGCGCCCTCCATGGCATAGCTCTCGAACAGCTCCGGGAACGCATCCTGCAGCCGCTCTTTGTTGATCGCGTCAGCGCGAATCCAGGCCTCTGCGATGGCCTTGGCAAACGACCCGCCGTAGGTGCGCATGCGGTCGATGGTCTTATCCATGTCGCTCTCCCATTAAAAAACCGCCTCTTGGGCGGTCAGTTGGTTTTTGATCTCGTCCAGCAGCATCTGCCGGGCGGCGTGTTTGTCTGTTGGGTCTGGCGACTCGTCGTTGAGCACTGCCGCGTTGATGCGGTTGCATGCCGCGTAGTAGTCGTCCGGCATGCAAGTTGTCAGCTCTTCGATGCTCGGGCCGTCGCGGTAGATCGGGCGTGACCAGTCGATCCCCAGCAGGGTTTCGGCGCGGCGGTCGAGTGCAGTATCACGGTCTGCAGCGGCCGTCTCGCGCCGCTCTGCCTCGACGGCGAGGTCGTCGCCGGTCATCCAGTCGGGGTATGTATTCATGCAGCCACCAACTGATCGATGCCAGCATCAACCTCGCGGCGCAGCATCTCGGCGCCGTGCTGGTGTCCTGCTCGCTGTGCGTCGCACTCTGCTGATCCGATGGGCCATTGCGGGACAAAGACCAGCCCGGCATAGCCATCGATGCAACCCACTTTCCAGTGGAAAGATCGGGCACTGTCACGCAAGAAGTCTGTGAATTGCATTTCTTTCCCCATGAAAAAAGCCCCATGTGGGGCTTGATGAATAGATACTTCGCGCTCTCGTCCCTATGTGGAACTGGTCAGCGTGAATAGATACTTGAATGCGATTTGGTGGGCGTGCTGGGCGCTACACCAGCACTGGGCTGGCCCATGTTTTCATAGCAGCGGCGAACCTAATCCCCGCCTAGGATGTATCCGCCCGATTGTTTCCACGCCTCACCGGCTACGGCATTCCGCCCAACAAATCACACTCGAAAAAGCCCGTCTCTCCGAGATGTCACACGAATGAGAATGCACTGTTGCTTGCCTGTGGACTGAACCCTCGGCTCATGCTGGCGTATCGTGTATTGCCGCTGCTCGTGCCGGTTGCCGCCCGGCGTCATTCACTCTCCCCCCACCAGAGCCGGCATGTCAGGCAGCGCGCAAATCCTTTGCTTTCGCTTCGTATTGCTCTGCGTTTTTAATGTGCAGTTCGATCGATTCAACCGATCCAGTTCGCATGAGACGGTCACTTTCCGCGAATGCTCGCTCATCTAAGGCCAGACGCTCCCAATATTCGGGGGTCTGTGTTGGATGAGAAGCGAGTAGGTCGCGCCGGGACTTCGCTCGGACGGCTTGGTTCTCCGCCGCTTTTAGCTCCAAGCCTGCCTCTTGTAGTCGGTGCAGCATTACAGCGATTCCCCCGCTGTTGCCGAAGTCGCGATTAGCCTGATGGATGGCGCGCATCGTGGCGGCGTGCGCATCACGAATGGCATCGATGGTGGTTTGCATAGTCAATTCCTCCAGTGTATTCCCCTTGCGGGGGCGCTCTCGCTTCGGTGTTAGGTGGCCGTCTCTCCGGCCTGTCACCACAGCACCGGGCGCCCGGTGTGTTCATCCCATGTCCTGCGCTCGGTGGTTCGCGTCTGATAACTCCGCATGGTAGGGGGCAAGATCGGCTTACCAGCAACCGCTTGCAGACGCAGGATTTCTCCTGTCTGGCCGTCTAATTCTTGCCGGTGACGCTCTCCAGCTCCAGGCTCCTGCTGGACGTGACTTCCGGGCGTGCGCCCTTGGTTTGGGTTGATGGTGGCCGGACTCGAACCGGCGCCACGGCTGCAGCCGCACGGGCCTTTCTCCCGTCTCCCACATATAGGGCGCTCTGTCCACTGAGCTATACCATCAAGGGTGCGGACTGGATTACTGCGGCTTCAATCGGGCCGTAGCCTTTTTGCCTCACGGTTTTCAACCAATCCGCACTCTTGATGGCCCTGCTGCGCACACCCGCGCAGGTCGGGTCTTGGTTGCCTGGTGTGCTCAGGTTGGAGTCAGGCAGGAAGCCGGCCGTTTCTGTAGGCTCCGTACGACGCGCGCCGCAGTACGCACGCGGCCTTGAGTACGGCCGGGTCAGTTTTTGCACCGAACACATCCAGCACTCTCTGTACCCAATCGATGCGGCAGGTCCGATCTATGAGCGCTTGCCGTGCAGCGCGTGCAGCAGGATGGGCAGGCCGGCTGTATTTGTCGCCGTCCCAGAACAATCGGGAAGCGCACGCCTCTTGGATGCATTTGCTCCGCTTCTCAGGGAGCGCTTCGTGGCGAGCAAGCGCGCGGATTCCTCTGTGGTTGTGACGGTAGATTTCTTGTGCGTTGTTCATGCTGTCCTCCTGTTGATCAAACCGCAGCACCGGCTCCCGATGCTCTGGTTTGACCCCGAATGCGCCCTGGTTTGATGCCCTCGCTGGCAGGTCAGCGCACCTTGACATTTGCGGGCCACAACGCCAAGCCTGTACCCCGGAGTCAGCCGCAGTCGTGTTTAGACAGCGTTTCGCGGCGCTTTACTGTTTTGCATGCTCGGGGAAAAGCTCGTGTATTTCGATGGCGCCCGTGATCGCAATTGCGGTCTCGCCACTTGCCTCTACTCTGTTTCGCCCATGTGCCCTTGCCATCGAGTTGCCGCCCATTGAGTGCGATTTCTGCACGGCTCGAATGTGTTGCTGCGCCGCTTTCTGCACGTCGTGCCTGGCGCCATATAGCAATCGCTCCAGCTCCTCTCTTGTATGCTGCTTGGCCAGCATCTTCATCCAGTCCGAGTACCACGTTTCGTAGCTCACATCAGGCCGTCCGTATTGACGAGTCATGCCCACACGACCTTGCTGTATGTCCGAGCGGGCGAGCCCATGAACCCCGGCGACTGGTCGGCCGTGATCTTTGCGCCGCGCGCCGTCCTGGCAAAACCCGCAGTTGCATCGTGGTGGCGTTCTCCTTGCACCAGGATGCAGTTGTCGTCGTTGCCCCAGGCCTTGCAACGCGCAACCATGATGCTGATGTCAGCGCCGAATGCGCGGCGCGCCGATGCGTTGATTTCACGGATGTCTTCTCTGGTCATCTCAACCTCCTGTAATTGCGAAACCCCGACCCGCGAGGCTTTGGAATTACCCCGGATGCGCTCCGGGTTGGCGGCCCATCTACGACTCAGGGCTGCGATGCGTGTGTTCTTGCATTTCTTCCGGCTGTGTTGCCGGCATGCAGCCCTCACAAGGGAGCAACGGGATAGAGCACGACCGCCGTGATACCCGCCGTTGACCGGTTGCTGTTGTTGGCCCTGGTCAGCCTCATCCGGGTATGTCAGCTACGACTGCGCTACCGGCATGCGCCCCACTACGTGCCGGCCGAGTGGCCGGTCGCTGCCAGTTGTCAAGAAATGCTTGACGACTGATCCGCGGGGATTGGTTGTTAAAGACCCTGGCGGTAGACCTGGCGATGCACATCCACCCATGACACCGTGCCAGCCCTTCGGAAACATTCCGGGTACTGGCCACACCTGCGATGCCCTTCGCTATCAAGGCCCTTTCAGCAATCCGTCGAGGCCGGTGTGTTGGCAGAGGAATTCCTCTCGACAGCCCTCACTAAGGGCTGTCGGGAAGAATCCAGTCAAGCGTGATAGACAGCCTTTGCCTGCTGGTAAGCCGCTTCTGCTGCAGAACGATCTATGTACGATCCGAGTCGTACTCGCCGTCCGTTGACCCCGATCACGGCGCGCCAGCGTTGATCTCTCGTGTGCCAATGCACACCCGGAGTGCCGCTCTTGTTGTTGGCGTATGCGCCCTTGTTGTGCTGGTTCTTCAGACAACTCACGCACCGCAAATTGGCCAACCGGTTGTCGTTCTTCTGTCGGTTGATGTGGTCAATCTGTCCATCTGGCCATTCGCCGTGCACATAGAGCCACGCAAGGCGGTGGGCGAGATATTTCCGTCCGAAGATGACGATCCTCTGGTACTGATCGGCAGAGATGTGGCCGGCAATGGAGCCTGTCTTGACTTTGGTTGCAATGCTTTTTGCCCAAGAAAAGATGCCCGTCTCTTGGTCGTAGTGCAGCACCTCAAGAAGCTGTGCTCTGCTGATCGTCGTGTTGTTGCCCATGCCATCGTCCTTTGCTCCAGCTTCCACATCCGTCTGCTGGGGTTCGTGTGTCAATGGGTGGATAGTAGCAATGCTTCTTTGTTTTGTCAACAGCAACGCTACTTTTTGCGCGATAATCCCCCTCATCGCCCAACAGGGCGCAAAAAAGCCGCCCGTGGGCGGCTTGGTGGCTGGTGGGATGGCTCCCGGTCAGTCGTAGTAGAAGGTCGGGTGACTGGACGAGCCTTTGATCAGGGTTATGGAGTGAGTGCAGTCCGAGTGATTGTGGTAGCTCTCGCTGCTGCGGGCAATGGCCTTGCCGTTGCTTGCGTAGTAGATCCAGTACCACTGGCCCTGATTGTCTTTTCTTTCGATGTAGCACGGATAGGTGACTGTTGCCATGAATGATTCCTCTCTGAAAACTTACGGGTTTGAGTACAAGTACGAAGGCTCTAGCTTCGTGTTTCATATTGTTGCATCCTCCGCTGAGGAAGCAAAGAAGCGTGCGTTGGCGATGGCGTCAGCGCAGTTCATTGGAGAGCTCCACTCAGCAGATGAGGAGAATGGCGCAAAAAAGCCCGCAGGTGCGGGTGTGGAGGATGTGATGTTAGATAACGAATTGCTGTTCGAGCTGCGGTCCCAAAGCGGCGAAGTGTGGAAGCTCTACCTCAACGGTGTTGTTGAAGGCTTCCCTTTGGGAACGGTTGTGGAGAACAGGGCGTTTCCTCTATGGTGCGCTCTGGCTGGGGAAATTCGCAAGCAGGCCGCCATCACTATCGGCGCACAGTAAGCTGATACGGTACGCGTTCGGGGTTGGTTTATCGCAGGGTTTCGCGTTGTGCCGGACGGCAATGTCTGCGGCTTGTGGATTGAAGAATAGTTCTACGTTGTCGCGCTCCAGGTCATACCGGGAGAACAACATTGCCCCTGTTGGTCGCGAACTGTTGAGTAGGAACAGTGACGTGAACTCGCGCTCCACTTCGTGCGTTTTGGGCAAGGCATCCATGCCATTGCCAAGATCAAGTTTGTACCAGACGTTCATACTCGCCCTCCTTGGCGATGGTGTTGGGGAACATCCATCGTAGCCCAAGGCAGGGCGGGCTCCTACGGTATTTGAGCTAAGCGGGTGGCATCATTGGTAGATGTCATTCGGTCATATCAACACACCGCCTACGCCGCCAGAGCCAACGCGGCCGTCATCGACAGAGGTGGACCGTCGCATGCGATCGGCACTTGTCGCATGGGCAAATGAGCTGCTGGAGTACGAGAGGGCGCTGCAGGCCGACGAGGCAACATCCGACCTGGTAGAGATGTTGCAGCAGGCCGCACGTCTTGAGCGCGTGGCAACGCGGATGTCAGAGGTTGGGCGACAGCTGCGGCGCAAGGCCTGGCTGATCCAGAACCCGGAGGCTAAGGACTGACGTTCCCATGCAGATTCACGAGGTCCTGGGCAAGCAATTCCGGCCAGGCATGAAAAAGCCCGCTCGGGGCGGGCTGGTTGAGATGGTGTTCTTATCTGGTCAAAGCAAATTCTTCACGTACCTTGGCAGCAGCCTTGAGCGTTGGAAGCCATCCAAGACGCGAGCCATTACCTGCGCATTGCAGGGTTCTCTGGCGACCCACTGCCCTATCTGTACATTTTCTGTGACTTTGCTGGCCAACTCTATCCGGGGATCACGATAGTAGACATAGCTATCGTGCCGGATAAAGGGGTGATCACCAGCCTTCAATAGACAAGCATCGTCGTACTTTAAGCCAGGTTTTACGCTGGTGACGCTGACCATCAGAACTTGATCGTGGGGGCCGTAGCCCTCGATCTTCATAGGTCCGAGCGCAATCGTGAAGAGGTGGCTCCTGTTGTCCGGACCGGATGGAACCAGCAAGCAAGACCCCTGCTGGCATGTCCACGGTACTTCAGCCGAAGGCATGCCCAAGATTCTCGCGCTCGCGCAAGTGCTCGATGGCCGAGCGGACACCTTCTTCAGAATACCCCAGCGCCTTGAAAAGCGTTGTCATAGGGATAGGACGGCTTGAGCCGTTGGGGTCTTCCCATTCTGGACAACCGCCATGATGGGTGTAGTCCCGAATGTCCCACTTGCTCATGTGCCCGAACTTCTCCCAAACGCCCTGCAGCACATCCAAGTCACTTTGGCTGAGCTCAAGCAGATCCTGTTCAGGCGAGCGGATTCTGCTTTCGTCACGCAAAGCAACATCGTGGCCGGCTCGATCTTCCATCCAAGACTCCCAACCGCCTTGTTGGCTATCAAGGGCGCCGTTCATCAAGTTGTACGTGATTGACAGCACTGGGCCGTGCGGCATCGCGACGAGTTTGTCACCGGTGATGGGTTCACCATATTCCTTCAGTGACTCGCGTTCTGCCAGATACATCAGCTTCATGAGCTTCAATAGAGGCAGGCGACCGCCAGCACGGTGCAGCAGGAAGGCTGCAGCTTGAGCTGTGCGCTTCTCGTTGAACAGTGATGGGTTCGTCATGCGCGCGATTGTCACACCAATTCCCACTAGTTGCCACCAATTTCCGATATCAAAAAAGCACCGTTGGTTTTTGGATGTTAATTTTTCGACTACTTTTCAATGCCTGAATGCGCGCCACGGAGTCTTGGCAGTGTGCGAGCGCGCTCTTAGCGATGTGAAGGGTGGATCATTTCTTCCTCCTCCACTCCCAAGGCGCTACTGGAGGCGTGCCGCCGTCAAGATCAACCCAAAGGCCACGCCTGTTGGCCTTTGCATCCTCTTGATGCGGGTAGAGCCACGCATAGCCCTTGGCATACTGGTCGTACACCCAGGCCATGCCCAGCCGCACCTGGTACAACGCCACGTCCTGGCCCTGGCACTCAACGTCGGCGATCATGCGCTTGTAGCGGTCGCGCCCGCGGTCGGTGATCTTGGCTTCCTGCTGGTGGCAGAGCCCTGCCAGCGATTGTCGAGACACGGTGCCAAACGGCTGTTTGCTCTCTGGAGCATCGATCGCACTGATCCTCACGCGCACCTGCTCATAAGCACCTGGCTCTCCGCAGCGGGCCGTCAGCGTGTCGCCGTCGGCTATGCCGACAACTAGGCAGAGTAGGAGGGGGAGGGGCATCAGTCAATCTTGATGCAAATTCCACGTAGGTATCCGATGAGGTCGAACTCAGACTTGCGCTTCTTGTCGATCACGATCGGCGGGTACTTTGGATTGTCTGATGTAGCCAGCAGAGATCCGTCTGGAAGCCTCATCAGGCGCTTGAAAAGCAAATCATTCCCGAGCCGGAAGGCGTGAAATCTGCCGGTGCGGATACGTGCTTCTGCCTCTAGGAGAACAACGGCAAGACCGCCGCCGTCTGGAATGGTTGGCGAATTGCTGTCTCCTGTGTATCCAACCACCACGCCTGTTCTCGGTGTTACATCGAAATCTCGTAGTACAGATGCATCGAACTCGACCAGTGGCATCTCGCTGTCCTCTTCGATTCCGACGCCTACTCCGTTGGAGAACTTCACTCTATAGCGACGAAGCTTTGGACGCTCTTCAGAAGATTCAGGTGGATCACCTTGAGGCCCTACGTCGATCATCGATGCATCGACGGCAGACGCAATTTCGCTTGCTTGCGCAGCTAGGCGAGGACTGAAGTCGGAAATTTCGCATTGAAGGCCTTTTGCAAATCCAATGGCGGCCTTCAGGCTAATAGGTGTGACGCCCCGCAAAAACTGACCAACAGCGCTTTGGTTTCCAACCTTGTACGTCTCACCGAAGGTGTCTTGCTTTAGACCCAGCTTTAGCTTGCGCTGATCCCAAAGAGTCCTGAGCTTTGCCGACTCTTCCAGAGTCTCGGGTGTGACCTTGCGTTTTGACATGGTGCAACAGTAGTGCAACTACTTAGAAAATCAAAATAGCAGTGCTGTTGCAAAATAGAAGCAGCAATGCTACTATCAAGGCATGAGCACCATCAAATCTATTCGTTCGACCCTTGGTTTGACCCAAGTAGATCTGGCTCGCCTTGCTGGATGCACTCAAGGTGCGATAGGGCAATTCGAGAGGGGTGAAGCGTCACCATCCATCGAGACCGCGAAGAGGCTGGTTGCATCGCTCCGTCCACTTGGGTTGGATTTGTCCCTAGACCAGCTCTACGGGCTGCAACCCCTGCCCGAGCCCGCCAAACAAGCAGTAGAGGGGGTGTGATATGACCAACGAACAGGCCATTGTGGCGCTGCAGGCTTTGGAGCGTTCTGCGGCGGCGGCTAGTCTGGCTCTGCTGGACGCAGTTGGTCGCCCGGCGCGGGCGCGAGCATCAGTGCTTGAAAAAAATGGATGGCTGCTCGATACCGAGGGATTGCGTCGGAATCTAGAGCGTCGGCTATTGCATCCATTTGCTCCAGATAGCTGTCCAGGAGTTTTGGATGATCCGGATGCGTCGCCACCAGTGCGGCGGCAAGCGCCTTCATCGCCTGCAACTCTGCCTCATGCCTCTGGAGGGTCGCAATGACCGCCTCGTTGATTTTTTGCTGTGAATTGCTCATGTGCACTTTCAATTTTCTTGATATCTACCGGTTGCAGATCTGGCCCGAGCTCTCCCAGCAAAAGGAGTGCGTAGATGCATGAGCTGCCACCAATGACTCCAGTGCAGCTCGCACTGCACGCGCTTGGCCTTTGCGAGCGCGACTTCGCGTTCATCGGCGGCTGCACGTTGACCGACAGGCCGGACTTGCAACTGTCGCCTGAAACATCGTGGCAGATGGATGTGCGCGGTGTTCTTGCGGCTATCGATTCCGCCAAGGCTGCTTTGCGCACTTGGCAACCAGGCACAGGAAAGGAGGGCGGAGAGATGCTCACGCAAATCACATTGCCAGCAGGCACGCCATTGAGCTCCGAAAACATTGGGAGCTTGTTGCGGGGCGACGCGGTCATCGTTTGCGGCGAGCGCGATGCATGGCTGATAAGAGCCGCGCTGGGCCTGCCAGACGTGGATCAGCGGTTGAGCACTTCGCGCAACCATGTCGCGCCTTTGGCGTCGATCCCGAGCCAGGCAGCATCGGAGCCGGTGATGTCCACGACAAACAGTTCGTCGTTGGAGTCCAGAAGCGTGGCCAGCCAGTCCCGCATCTGTACTGCCGATAGCTGCGTTTCCACGATCCATGTCGTGGTCAACCTGCACCAATGAGTGGGGAATTTTCGAATGATGGCTTCTCGAACCCGCCCCCATTTGTCTGACGGCGAGTCCTTGTTCAGGTCGTATGTGAACAGGATTTTTTTCATGGCAAAGGCCCTTCCTATGGTGATTGAGTGGAATCGTCATTGTAGGAAGGCCCCCTTCGCCGCCAAGTCTGGCTGGGGCCAGCAGCTGCTGGCCTTATTTTTCGCGTCCTTTTCGGCCACGATCACAGCAGTCCTTGTCGTGCCAGCCGCTCGCTGGTTTGAGGCCCAAGCAGGTCGGTCAGCGCCCAGTAGGCGCTGTCGTGGCTTGCTCCGGCAATCCAGTACGCGCACCAGGCACGCACAAGCTCCAAGTCTTTGTCCATTTTGATTTCTTTCTGGGGTTGTCGCTTATGACTGATTTTTTGTTCTCACGGCCTATGTCGAGTCCACTTGGCAAAAACAGTCACACGCTCAAGACCAGCGTTCCGGACTTGCTGAAAGACCGGGTTGAAGACCTGGCTCGAGAGCTTGGGACTGGCGAATCTGAGGTCATCCGAGACATCTTGCTGCTGTATTTCGAGGGCGTCACGATGAGTGAGGTGAAAGCCAATCATCAGGCCGCGGTGCTCAAAAAGAAAGCCTCACCGCTGGCCAGGAACTGGTTCAGTTCTGGACAAAAAAAGGCTGAGGAGCCTGAAGGAGTTGGGGTATGACCAGCATCATCAGTATTGCTGGCGGCGGTGCTGCAGCCGTAACCATGACTAGCCTGGAGCTGGTCGAGTTCATCAACAGCCAGCGCGGCGAGGATGAAGCCGAGCTACGTCATGACAGTTTCATGGGCAAGGTTCCAAAGGTGTTGGGCGAAGCCGCCCCAAAATTCCTTGGAACCGCTTCCTACACAGTGAACAACGCGGTGCGCTCGCGCTCGATCTATAGCTTTCCAAAGCGCGAAGCGTGCTTGATGGCAATGAGCTACAGCTACGAGCTGCAGGCTAAGGTTTTCGATCGTATGTCTGCGCTCGAGGCTGCGCTGGCGCCAAAGATCCCGCAGACATTGTCAGAAGCTTTGCGCCTTGCTGCAGACATGGCTGATCGTAATGAGGCGCTGGCACTTGAGCGCGATGAAGCCATTCGGACCAAGGCGCTAATTGGAAGTCGGCGAGAAGCAACTGCCATGGCAACTGCCGCTGCGGCAAAGCGTGAAGCGACGCGACTGCAGCATGAGCTTGGCCACAACACTCGGCATGCCACGATCATCGCAGTGGAGCGGGCCACGAACAGCAGGTTCGCAAAGAACGCCTATGTCGAATTGCGCCGATGGTGCAAGCAGTACGGAATCAAGCCCGCCGAAGTCCAGGACCCGCGGTACGGAACTGTGAAAGCATGGCCGGCCGGCGCGTGGGCTGCTGTGTTTGGCATTGAACTGTGCGATTTTTTTTCTGAGGTGGCATGAGCATGGCTACCGACGCACGAATCTCGGTGGCACTTCCATCGCACCCAAAAACCAAGAAGCTGAAACGCCGACTCAAGGCTGACGGCGTACTCGCATGCATCTACCTGTTCCTGTGGGCGTCAGCCAATCGGCCTGACGGCGATCTATCCGGCTTGTCAGACGAGGATATTGAGCTCGCCGTCGATTGGGACGGCGAGGACGGCGCGTTCGTTTGTGCCATGGTTGAGGTTGGATTTCTCGACGGACAAGAGATGTGCAGATCCATCCACGACTGGGAGGACCACAACCCATGGGCAGCAGGATCTGAAGCCAGATCGGAAAAGTCCCGTTGGGCCGCGTTGTGCAAACAGTACGGACGCAACGAGGCTGCCAGGCGCATGCCCGAATATGCCGAACGCATCGGCGCGGCACCAGTTGAGGAAGCCAGCAAAGTGCCAGAAAGTGCCACTGGCACTCATGTGGCAGTGCCCGAAAGTGCCAGTGGCACGCTAGTAGCAGATTCTGGCACTGCCCCGTCTCCGTCTCCGTCTCCGTCTCCGTCTCCGTCTCCGTCTCCGTCTCCGTCTCCGTCTCCGTCTCCATATTCCGTACCTATCGGTACGGGCGGCGAGCCGCCAAAGTTGACGGACCCGAACGAAATCATTTTCGGCTATGGGGTCCCACTGCTGACCAATGCCGGCACGCCAGACCGTCAGGCCAGATCTTTCCTCGGAGGACTGCGCAAGGCCTACGGAGACGAGGCCCTCATCAACAAGCTCCGCGAATGCTTCCGCGAGAAACCTCTGCAGCCGCTTGAGTGGCTCGCCGCCGCCATGCCGCCGCCCGGAGGTGCGGCAAAGCGAAAGGTCCCGAAGCGTGATGACTTCGAATCCAAAAATTATGGCGAAGGAGTGATGCTGGTATGAGCTATCTGGACGGCTTAGTGCACAACCCGCCGAAGGAAAAAACGGCGCATTGCGATGTGCACGGCGAGTACATGAGCCGGTGCTATCTGCGCAATGCGTGGCTTGGGTGCCCGACGTGCGAATCCGAGAGGAAGGCGCAAGACGAAGCGACGCAGCGTGCGCACAACGAGAAGATGGCGGCTCAAAGATGGCAAGCCAAGCTCGATCGAGCGGGCATCCCGCCGAGGTTCCACGATCGCACCATCGATGGCTATGTGGCCCGCACCCCGGAGCAGAAGGCCGCAGTGGCGTTTGCCCGCGAGTACGCCGAGAGCTTCGAGGGCGTGACTGCTACGGGGCGCTGTGCGCTCTTTCTGGGTAAGCCAGGGACAGGGAAAACCCACCTGGCCACGGCCATCGGTCTGCATGCCATGCGGAGTCATGGCGCAAAGGTGCTGTTCACGACGGTGCTCAGGGCTGTGCGTCTGGTCAAGGACTCATGGGGGCGTAACGGCGGTCCATCGGAGTCTCAGGTGATCGAGTCTATGGTGTTTCCGGACCTTCTGATCCTTGATGAAGTCGGAGTTCAGTTCGGATCGGAGTTTGAGAAGAACATCCTGTTCGACATCCTGAACGAGCGCTACGAGCTGCGCAAGCCGACGATCATGCTGTCGAACCTGTCACTCGATGAAGTGCGAGATTTCGTCGGGGAGCGGGTCATGGACCGTATTCGTGAGGATGGCGGTGCAGTTGTCCCGTTCACATGGGAGAGCCACCGGAGGACCGCTGCATGAGCTTTGCGGAAATCATTGGGTGGTGGCTGATCGCGGTGAATGCGCTGGCATTTGTCGGCCTGCTTGCGGTTGGCGTGTGGTCTGTCGTGGCTGGTCTGTGGGGTGGTCGATGAGCGGAAAACGCAAACTGCACTACAGCAGGGCTTCAGTCTTGGCGATGCTGGCTGACGGCCCGAAGCGGATCACTGACATTGCTGGCAGCAAGTCGCCGCCGACCGTGGCGCGAGCCCGTGCTGTGGTTGATGAGTTGATGCGTGAGGGCGCGGTTTCTGTCGTTTCGATTGGCGTATCCCGACGGTTCGCGCTGGCCGGATGGCAGGAGCCCGTCGAGCAGTTCGTGCGGCGCACGCTCGAGGACTGCGTGCCGACAGTGGACGGCTGCATGTTGTGGTCCGGCAAGAACGTCTCGGATGATGGTTATCCCATTGGTCGGTATCTCGGCAGGTCTGTTTCGCTTCGCAAGCTGATCCACGAGGTTTCAGCCGGCACGCCTCTTCCGGGCTCGCATTTCATCGAGACGACGTGCGGCAATCCGAAGTGCCTGGAGCCGGATCACCTGGTCCAGGTCACGCGCTCGGCGAAGCTCAAGGGGCACGCAAAGCCGATGTCGCAGCGTTGGAAGACGGCGATGGCGAAGCGCCGCGGATCCATGTTGGACGAGTCGATGGTTGCCCACATCCGTGCAAGCGATAAGAGCCTGCGCGAGTTGTCCAAAGAGTTGGGTGGCATTCCGCAGTCCACGATCTCGCAGGTGCGCAGCGGTCGAACCTGGAAGACCTACACGGCGAGTCCGTTTCAAGGGCTGATCGATGGGAGGAAGGCTGCATGAGCGACCGACAGACATTCACCGTCCGCGACGCGGTGCAAGGCTACCCGGTGATGCAGCGAGCCTGGCAGTTTGCAAAGGCAAACGTGATGGCCGGCCGGCCGATGCTCGTCGAGGTCAGGCCGCTGACGCGCTCTCTGGAGCAGAACGCCCGTCTGCACGCATCCATTGCAGACATCGCTCGGCAGAAAGAGTGGGGCGGTAAGCGCTGGACGGTCGAGGAGTGGAAACGTCTGCTCGCCGCTGCATGGTGCCGCGCAAAGGCGCAAGGGGTGGAGATGGTGCCAGCTATCGACGGTCAGGGGTTTGACGTGCTGTACCAGCGCACCAGCACCTTGACCAAGGCGGAATGCGCTGACCTGCTGGACTACATCTACTCATGGGGAGTGAAAAACGGAGTGGTGTTCACCGATCCGGCGCCAGAAGGGTGGGAAGCGTGAAGCCATCACAGCCCAAGGCCCGGCCATGCCCCATCTGCTCGAAGTTGTTCGCTCCCGCTCGCATGGGCCAGAAGGTATGCAGTCCTCGATGCGCGGCAAAGCAGGTCAAGCAGGAAAAGGCCCTGGAGCGCGCAAAGATCAGGACGCGCAAGGAGGCCATCAAGACCCTTCCGGTCCTCAAAGCCGAGGCCCAGCGGGAGTTCAACGCATTCATCCGTCTTCGGGACAGGCTCGCGGGATATGCGTGCATATCCAGTGGTCGGCCGCTCGATTGGTCCGGCAATGGGGTAGACGCCGGGCACTACAGAAGCGTCGGTGCCGCGCCGCATCTCCGATTTAACGAAAGAAACTGTCACGCCCAATCGAAAAAGGATAACCAGTGGCTGGCCGGAAATGCCGTCGATTACCGCATCGGCCTGATAGCCAGGATTGGCCTTGCTGCCGTCGAGGCTCTGGAAGCCGATAACAGGGTCAAGAAATGGACTCGCGACGAACTGATCGAGATTCGAGACATATACCGCGCAAAGGTGCGTGCACTGAAACGACTGATGGAGCAATGAATGAATAACAGCACGCTGGAAGCACAGACCGCCCACTCGCACGACACAGGTTCGATGCGCAACCGAATCAGTAGCACGCAGCGAGTTTATGACGCTGTGCGAGATCTACGCGAGGCCGACCAGATCGCCACACGGGAAACGGTTGCGGAGGCATCGAGCCTGAAGCTATCAATCGTTGACGACCGCCTGCGTAGCCTGGTCGATGATGGCCGGCTCAAGCGTTTGATCCGTGGCGTCTATGAGCTGGTCGAGGTATTTCCAGAGCCGCGCGCTCTCTCATGCACGATCCAATCGGACGGCTGGATCAAGGTGGAACTCGGCGATGAACTGCTAACCATGACTCCAAGCGAAGCGCGCAGATTGGCGCGAGCGTTGGGCGGGTTTGTGGAGGATGTGCGCGTAATCGAGAGTACGAAGGCCCATCTGCTCGTTGCGACAGAGCTGGCTGCATCGGTTGAAGCCCAGGCGCGCGAGATCAAAGCGCTGCGGAAGCACATACGCACTCAACCAGACTTACTGGAGAAATAACAGCATAGGGTTTTGAGTCTGATCGCGCCATCCAGACACTCATGGGATGGGACGCAAATCGAAACTGACAGATGCACAGCAACTTTTTCAGGTTGCGTGCAACTTCCTGCAATCCAGAAACGATGTGGCCTGCGCTGCCGCTGGTGTGCAGGTCATCCAATACGCACCATTCGCCACGATCTCTCAGGTCAGAAAGGAGTTCGAGTCATGGGCCGAAAATCTCGCCTGACACCAGAGCAATGGGATGAGGTTGAACGCCGGCACTTTGTAGATGGAGAGTCGGTAAGCGCTCTCGCGCGTGAGTTCGGAATTGATGAAGCGGCGATCCGGAGAAAAATAAGTCCGAAAAAGTCCGAGATTCGGAAATTGGCAGAGCAAAAGGTTGCGGCTGACGCTAAGAGCAAGGAAATCACTAGGATCGTCGAAGCTATGCCGCCAGTTATGCAGGCACAGTTCCAGACGCTCACAAGCAGCCTGACAAGAATTAGCCAGCATCTGGCCAGCGCTGCTGAGTACGGGTCGGCTACTGCGCACCGGTTGAGCGCCCTGGCGCATGCAGAAGTTTCAAAGGTCGATGACGCAGACCCGCTAAACCGTGAGAGCCTGGAGGCGATGAAGGGCGTTGCAGCGCTCACGAAGCTTGCCAACGAGTCCAGCAGCATCGCACTCAACCTGCTGGCTGCGAATAAGGAAGCGGTAACGAAGCTCAATGAGCCGCCGGCGCCAGAAGCACCACGCATTATTGAACTGGTGGCGATGAAATGAGCAAGGTGAAGATCACGCTGCCAGCAAAGCTGATCCCTGTTTTCGAGGGTGAGGCAGACTTCCGTGGCGCCTATGGCGGTCGCGGAAGCGCTAAGACGCGAAGTTTCGCAAAGATGGTGGCTGTCGCTGGGTATCGGTTCGGCCAGCGCGGAATCAAGGGAATTCTGGTGTGTGCGCGACAATTTATGAACTCCCTGGAGGATTCATCTTTAGAGGAGTGCAAGCGTGCGATCGAGGATGAACCGTTCCTGGCGGCGTACTACGAGATCGGAGACAAGTACATCAAAAGCCGCGATGGGCGGATCAGCTTTGCGTTTGCTGGCCTGGATCGAAACATTGCCAGCATCAAATCGAAAGGCCGCATCCTTCTGTGCTGGGTTGATGAGGCAGAGCCCGTCACCGATTTAGCGTGGTCAACGTTGATTCCAACGCTGCGAGAAGAAGGTGACGATTGGAGTGCAGAGCTGTGGGTTACATGGAACCCACTACGGCGTACTGCACCAGTAGAAAAGCGTTTTCGCGCAACCAAAGATCCGAGAACAAAGGTAGTGGAGCTGAACTGGCGCGACAACCCGCGCTTTCCTGCGATCCTTGAGCGCGCGCGCCAGCGCGATATGGAAGAGCGGCCGGAGCAGTATCCGCATGTTTGGGATGGCGAGTACGCCACGGTGCTTGAGGGGGCCTACTACGCCAAGTATCTTGCCAAGGCAAAGGAGCAAGGGCGCATTGGTGCTGTCACCGCCGACCCGTTGATGGCGTTGCGAGGCTTCATCGACCTGGGCGGAACTGGGGCGCGGGCAGATGCGTTTGCTGTCTGGATTGCGCAGTTTGTGGGCTTGCAAATCCGCGTGCTCGATTACTACGAGGCAGTTGGCCAGCCCCTGGCTACGCACCTTGAGTGGATGCGCGAGCGAGGCTACACGCCAGACAGGCTGCAAATCTGGTTGCCCCATGATGGATTGACGCATGACCGCATTCAACCAATGACGTTTGAAGGCGCTTTTCAGGCTGCAGGTTACACGGTGACGACGGTGCCAAACCAAGGCGCTGGCGCAGCAAAACAGCGCATCGAGGCGGCGCGCAGGCTGTTCCCAAGTATGTGGTTCGACGAGGTTGCCACCGAACCTGGTCGCGCAGCGCTGGGTTGGTATCACGAGAAGCGGGATCAGAACCGAGGTATTGGCCTTGGCCCGAACCACGACTGGGCGTCACACGGGGCAGATGCTTTTGGGCTGATGGCTGTGGCGCATGAGGCCCCGACAACGCATACCTACGAACCACCGCCGCCTGACGACTGGCGCATGTGAGGCAACCATGGACATGACAACCAACATCCTTGATGAACATGAGGTACAGGATGGCGCAGACACGCCATTAACGCTCAACGAGTTCGCCGCCATCGTGCGCGAGGCGATCAACCAGCCACCCTGGCGCGTGAATGCGGACAAGGAAGCGGACTACGCCGACGGCAACCAGCTATCGACCGACCTGCTGAGAAAGCAGGCCGAGCTGGGCATCCCGCCAGCCAAGGAGAACATCATCACACCTGCAATCGCCGCGGTGTGCGGCTATGAGGCGAAAACGCGCACGGATTGGCGCGTGACACCTGATGGCGAGCCGGGTGGCCAGGATGTGGCGGACGCGATCAATTTCCGCCTCAATCAAGCCGAGCGCCACTCGAAAGCAGATCGAGCGCTGTCGCAGGCGTTTCGCGCTGCAGTGACAGTGGGGTTGGGCTGGGTTGAAGTGGCGCGCCCTCCTAATTCGCTGGAGTTTCCTTTTCGTTGCCGCTATATCCACCGCAACGAAATCTGGTGGGACATGAAGTGCCAGGAGCCAGACCTTGCCGATGCGCGCTGGCTCTACCGCCGCCGTTGGGTGGATCGTACAAAAGCGGCGCAGTTGTTCCCTGGGCATCGCGACGTGATCATGCGGTCGATGGATAAGTGGATTGCGGATAACGTGGGCGAGATGCTGGAGGGCGGCCAGTCCACTGGCCTGCTGGCAGCCGCAGAGGCTGAGCGCGCCTGGACGGTTCACGAGGACAACTGGTACAACGAGGAAAATCAGACAGTCGCAATAACCGAGGTTTGGTATCGCCGCTGGGTTCCGGTTGTGATGTTGGTGATGCGCGATGGCCGGGCGGTCGAGTTTGACGAAGCCAATGAGTTGCACCAAGCTGCGCTGGCGATTGGGCGCGGCAGGTTGCAGGAGCAGATCGTTGCGCGCATGCGCCGGGCGTTCTGGATTGGGCCGCACTGCCTGCATGACGGCCCGACCCCGTACTCGCACCAGCATTTCCCCTACGTGCCGGTTTGGGGTTACCGCGAGGACATGACCGGCATCCCGTATGGGTTGGTGCGGGACATGATTTTTCCGCAGGACAACCTGAATGCGACGACTGCCAAGCTGCGCTGGGGTATGGCATCGGTGCGTACGGAGCGAACCAAGGGTGCGGTGGCGATGAGTGATGCGCAGTTCCGCCAGCAGATTGCCCGCGCCAGTGCGGACATCGTGTTGGATGAACAGCACATGGCCAAGCAGGGCGCGCGGTTCGAGGTGCACCGAGACTTCCAGCTCAACGCCCAGCAGTTCCAGTTGATGACGGACAGTCGCGAGGCGGTGCAGCGCGTCTCGGGCATCACGGCGTCGTTCCAGGGGCAGAAGGGCACTGCGACGAGCGGTTTGCAGGAGCAGACACAGCTTGAGCAGTCGGAAATCTCGCTGGCCGACCTGATGGATGGGTTCAAGGACAGCCGTACGCTGGTGGGCGAGTTGCTGATGGCGCTGATCATCGAAGACATGGGCAAGCAAGAGCAGGTCATTGTGATCGAAGGCGACGTGCTCGACCCGCCACGCACCGTGGTCATTAACCATCCCGAGGTGGATCCGCAGACAGGCATTGAGTACCTGAGCAACGACATCAATCGCACGAAGCTGATGGTTGCGCTGGAGGATGTTCCGTCATCGAGCGGGTTCCGAGCGCAGCAACTGAACGCGCTGAGCGAGGCGGTCAAGGCGTTGCCGCCTACCGTGCAACAGGTGATGATGCCGTTCATGGTCGATTTGATGGACCTGCCGCGCAAAGAGCAGGTTGTGCAGGCGATCCAGCAGGCGACAGCGCAAGCTGACCCTGAGCAGATCAGGGAGCAGGTCAAGCAGGAACTGATGCACGACTTGAAGGAGCGTGAACTGGCTCTGCGAGAGCGTGAGATTGCCGCGCGCGAGAAGTTGATGGCCGCCCAACAGGTGCAGACCGGTGTGCAGGCCAGCTACAGCGCCATGCAGGCCGGCGCACAGATCGCGCAGATGCCGATGATCGCGCCTATCGCTGACGTCATCATGCAGTCCAGTGGCTACCAGAGACCGACGCCGGATGGAGATGACCCGGATTTCCCGGTGCCTGCGGCCGCGCCGCTGGAACCGCAGTCTGGACTTGGCGGCGCGGCCGCAGATGTTCCGCAGAACACCAGCCCAGCATTCCCGCCGGTGCCGCAAGAGCCAGGGCGGGGCATGGATGGGATCGAAACGCAGCGGATTGAGGACAACATCGCGGCCGACCCCGTATAGGGTTTTGAGTTTCAAGCCGACCGCTAAACACTGCTGCCAATCCATACGCACAACGTTTGGAGAAGTTGACCATCTCGTAATGCGAGATGGCATTTCCCGCGGCAGGAGAGTGTGACGGGTGGCGGCTTCGGTGCCGGCCTTCCGCTCGATCGCTTGCGCTTGACCGGATGGATGTCCGGTGCGGAGTGAGCATGAGTTTGACCCCTCAGGAAGCTGCAGCGCTGTTGGCGCAGGCAGAAAACGGTGAACTGTCGCTGGATGGTGAGCAGGGCGCTGGAGACGCCAAAGAGCCAGAGCAGCAGCAAGGCGGTGCCCAGCAAGGCCAGCAGTCCGAGCGAAAGCAGGACGAAGGCAATGGCACGGGCAATGGCGGCGAGTCGGATGACGCGCCCGAAGGCGCGCCCATCGCCAGCAAGTCTGGTACGTACACGATCCCCTACGAAAAGCTGGTTGAGGCTCGTGATCGTGCCCAGCAGGCCGAAGCCCGCGCTCAGGCGCTCGAGCAGCAACTTGCCGAGCTGAGCGCGAAGCAGCAGGCCAATATCGCCCAGGCGCAAGACCAAGCGCAGGCCAGAGCGGATGCCGGCCAAGCACAGACCAGTGCAGACAAGACGCTGGAGTCTGTTCAGGGGGCTATCGAAAGTGGCGCGGATGTTTCGCTGTTCGGCGATTTCTCTGCAGAGGCTATGGCCAACGGGATGCGAATGCTTGCCGCCCAGGCGGAAGAGCGGCTGTTCCAGCGGCTCAAGTCCGAGCAGGAGCAGGCGTTGACGCCCTATGCGAATCAGCAGCATCAAACCGCAGAGCAAGCGCATCAGCAGGCCATCCTGAGCAAACACGCAGATGCGCACGAGATTGTTCAGTCCGCAGAGTACGCCGCATGGCTGAAATCGCTGCCGTCGTTCATGCGCTCAAGCGTGGAGAGTACGGTGGGCAATGGATCGGCTGCGGAAATCGTGGAGGTACTGGACACATTCAAGGCCCAGCACAAGCCCGTAACGCAGGACAAGCCCAAGGCGCCGGAGGTGCCAAAGTATGTCCCCAATTCTCTCTCTGACGTTGCCGGGGCGCCGCACACGGACGTGGTGCAGCAGACGCTGGAATCAGCAGAGAACCCCGCATCACTGCTGGATCGCATGGCGGGCATGACGCCGGAGCAACTCGAACGCGTGATGAACGCGGTCTAACCAAATCAACCGGGCCACTTTTTGATGAGTCGCCCACGCAATCCAATTGAAGGAGGTCATCATGACCAATAAAACCGTCGTGGCCGCCGCTTCCGAGAAGGCCATGTATGTTCAGGCTGCAGGGCTGTTCGCGCAGTCCATGCAGCGCAATTCGACGTTGGGTCGCCTGTCTGGCACCTTGCCCAAGGGTGAAGGAGGTGCCTCCGAGACCATCCGCAAGCAGACCACGGCAGACATGCCAATCGTCAAAACGGTTGACCTGTCGCGCGGCAAAGGCGACGAGGTTGAGTTCCAGTTCTTGCAGCCGTTCGGCGCATACCCGATCATGGGCAGCCGCATGGCCGAGGGCAAGGGCACTGGTTTGACATACGATCAGGCGCGTGTCCGCGTGAACCAAGCACGTCTTCCGGTGGATCTGGGCGACACCATGACTGGTCTGCGCTCGGTGGTGGATTTCCGCAAGCTGGGCCGCCCGGTGGCTCAAAGCGTGATGGATGCGTTCCTGGATCAATCGCTACTGGTGCACATGGCTGGCGCGCGCGGCTTCCAGACTGGCATCGAGTGGCGTGTACCTACCGCTGACCATCCGCAGTTTGCGGAATTCCTGGTCAACCCGGTGCTGGCGCCGACCAAGAACCGCCACTACCTGGCCGATGGCACGCACGGCGTGGCGCCTGTCAGCGTCGCCGGCGGTGAGATTGGCCTGCAGACGACCGATGTGCTGAGCATGGACGTGGTGGATGGCATCCGTACCACCATCGAATCCATCCAGCTGCCACCGCCCGCGGTGAAGATCCCCGGTGACATCGTGGCCGAGGACTCGCCGCTGCGCTGCCTGCTGGTATCGCCTGCGCAGTACCACGCGTTCGCCGCTGATCCGCAATTCCGCCAGCTCCAGGTCGCGGCGATGAATCGCGCAGCCAAGGCCAAGCAGCATCCGCTGTTCCTGGGCGAGGTGGGGCTGTGGAACGGTGTGCTGATCTGCAAGATGCCCAAGCCGATCCGCTTCTACGCCGGCGACGAAATCCGCTATGCGGCGTCGTTCACCAGCGAGACTGAAAGCGTGGCGACTGTCCCAGCTTCGTTTGGCACCACGCACGCAGTGGATCGCGCCATCCTGCTGGGCGGCCAGGCGGTTGCGCAAGCCTTCGCGGCCAGCGGCCACGGTGGCATGCCGTTCTTCTGGAAAGAGAAGACGTTTGACCACGACGACAAGCGCGAACTGCTGATCGGCGCCATCCAGGGCTCGAGCAAAGTGCGCTGGGCGGTGGATCAAGGCAACGGCGTCAAGCACATCACCGACCACGGCGCAATCGCGATCGACACGGCGGTGAAGATCATCCCTGGCGAGCGCACCGCCTAAGCGGCACACGCAGGGCTTCGGCCCTGCTGTTTTCCACTCAATTCATTTCAACGCATTTCTACGGAGGCCGACATGGCAACCATTACCAAGACGATCAAGGACGCAGGTGTGTCGCTGGGCTCTACTCCCTGGGGCAACCTGTCCGCGCTGCGCTATCTGCTGGCTACCAATGCCGCTGGCGCGGTTCTCAACTCCGACTCCACGGCTGCGGCGGCCCAAGGCGATGTGATCCGCATCGGCATCCTGCCAGCGGGTTTCCGTTTCGTGGACAGCCAGGTGCTGGTCAAGGTTGGCCTGACGGCCAGCGTCACAGGAAAGCTGGGCTTCGCCTATGTGGACGGCAAGGACGACACCGCTGCACCACAAGACGATGACTACTTTGGCACCGGGCTGGTGCTGTCCGCCGCTGCGCGCCTGCGCAATGCGACGGCCAACGGCACGGTGGTCCTGAAGAAGGATGCCTACCTGACGTTGACATTGGCCGGCGCAGACAACGCCAAGGCGTCCGAGGTCGAGGTTGTCATCTTCGGTATTGCCGAAGGCGTCAACTAAGAACAGGCTGGCCGGGCGACCGGCTGGCCGCAGGAGGCATTCATGAATTTCATCAAGATCCAATACACCGGGCGCAAGCCCTACCGCGACGCGACGAAGCTGCGCAATGTCTGGGCGCCAGGCGATGCCAAGCTGGTGCCGGAGCTTGACGCGAAGATGCTACTGCGCTTTGCGGAGTTCCAGCCTGCCGAGGCCAAGCAACAGGCCGACCCTGCAGCCAAGCAAGAGGACGCCGAAGTCCAACAGGCCAAGGCGGCGCAAGAAGCGGCAGAGGCCGAGGCCAAGCAACAGGCCGATCTGCTCGCTGGTGTGCTGGCCGAGATCGAGAGCATGGATAAAGCCGCTCTTGAGGCCTACGCCAAGCGCTATGAGGTCGAGTTGGACAAGCGCAAGGCCGTCGGCACGCTGCGCATCGAGGTGCAGAACCTCGTGGAAGCGCATGGGGTGATCTGATGACCCTTTCTGAACTGATTCGCCGGTTTCGTACGCTGGCAAACGACAAGGTCGAGCCGTATTTCTGGAGCGATGCGGAGCTGACGGATTGGTTCAACGATGCGCAGGATCAGGCGTCCGTTCGTGGCCGCTTGCTGCGCGATACCACAACTCCTGCTGTCTGCAGAATTGATCTGCTGGCCGGGCAGCAGGCGTACCCTCTGCATCCGGCCCTCTATGAAATCATCTCGCTGCAGATTCAGCCGGCGCCTGACCACCCGCGCCGCGATGTGCGACGTGTGGCGATCAAGGCGCCTGAGTGGCTGGACCAGCACGCGCGGGATTGGCGTGCAATGGACTGCCCGGCCATCTGGGCGCTGCAGGACGAAACCACGCTGACGCTGGTAGGCAAGTTGGTGGATGGCGAGGTGCTGGAGATCGAAGCGTACCGACTGCCATTGCGCAGGCTGGATCAGCCCAGCGACGAGCCAGAGATTCACCAGGCCAGTCATGTGCATTTGATCCAGTGGGTCCTGCACCAGGCGTTCAGCATTCCTGACACTGAGGTGTTCGACCCCCAGCGATCGATCAATGCCGAGGCTGCTTTCACGCGCTACTTCGGCCCGCTGCCAGACAGCGACATGCGCCGCATCACCCGAGAGGACGTGGTGCACCAGAACGTTTCAATCCTCGCGTGAGTCACGCGACAAAGGGACTTTTGCCATATGCACGGATTTAACATCAAAGACCAAGAGCAGTGGGAGCAGATGCACCAGCCGCGCGGGCTGTTCCCAAAGCGCGGACCCGTTGTCGGACCCGGCACCAGTACCTCGGACAGCGTGCGCACCGATCTTCCCGAGGGCTCGTTTGTGATGCCCGCCGACTCTACCGACAAGATGGGTCATGAGAATCTGGTCGCGATGGGCGTCGAGCCGCCCCGTGGATTGCCGCCTGAGAATCGCCCGCCACCGCCGCCTGTTGAGATTCCCGGCGTGGCCATGCCGCGCGGCCTGTTCCCTAAGCCGCGCGCGCCAGCTCCCGAATTGCCGGAGCATTTGCGCCCGCGCGGCCTGTTTCCGCGCAAGAATGTGCCGGTGGCACTGAGCAACGGTGAGCATGTTCTCTCGCCTGAGCAGGTGCATGGCGTGGGCGTGAAGGCACTTGAGCAGATGAAGGACCAGACGCATGTGCCGCGAGGGCTTGGCAAGCCGCCAAAGCCTGCCGAAGAGCCGCGCCTTGGCTTTAATGCGGAGAGGTTTGAGCGATTCGTGCAGCAAAAGAAAGAGCCGCAGCAGTTCTTCGCGCATGGTGGCCGCGTTGGTGGCTTTCCTGGCCGATGGATTCCGGATGAACCGCGCCAGCAATTGGCCAGTGGAGGCGTGGTTGATGAGAATGAACGCAGCAACCAAGGTCTGACGACTCCAACTACCCAGCGCGATTACCGGCAAGGTCTGGCGCGGCAGCAGCAGGCTGAAACCGCCCAGAGCCGGGCAGCGTGGGGCGCAGACTATTCCGCCAATGGCGCACAGAGTGCGGCAGAAGCTCGTGCGGCTATGCTGCCGAGACAGCGCAATGCAAGCGTGCGGCCGTTTCGTCCAGAGGTTGAGGCTCAGACCAATCCGCGTGTGACCAGCACCCCTCCGCCTGCATATAACGCGACGGGAGCAGGGCCGACGCGCACAGCGGCGGCGCAACAGACGGGCCTCGCGGGAAGAGTCAACACGGAGTCTCAGGGGCTCTTGGGCGTCTCCGGCCTCTCAACCGCCGGTCGTTATGCGAATCCATCGCTGAATACTGTCGCGTCGCCGGAGCTTGCGCAGCCGACCCCCCCCGCGCCACGGCAGTCACAGGGCAATTCTCCCGTAGCCTACGAGGCCGACAGCCGAACCGGTAAAACCAACGCTCAGGTCGCGGCTGACAACCCGCAGGGTCGCGTGCAGATGGTGCGTAAGCCTGATGGCAGTATGGCATTCAGCGGCACGGATGTGAGTGGGCCGGTTTCGTACACCGGCGCAGACGGGCAGGCTCTACCTGGTGCTGGCATCCGTGGCAGCGGATTCGGTCGAGTGGACACCGTTGCCGCTTCTGCAATGGGATCCGCTCGGGGCTTACCATCGGCATATCAGCAGGTCAAGGCTGCGCAGGATGCGGCTGCGGCCCGCGGCGATATTGACGCGCTTCAGAGAGTTGGCGCGGTATCCGGCGGGGTGCCGCAAACAGCTATGGCTTCGGGTGGTCGGAGAACCCCGGCCGCCTTCGGCTTTGACCCTGAGAATCGCAACGCACAGGCGGCGAGGAAAAGGGTTCTCGACTCACTTTCGAATGACAGCAGCTTGACCCGTTCGCAGCGAGCCGCGCTTGCAGAGGTCTATCGCACCCAGGTTGGAGCGGAGAGTCAAACAGAGCGGCTGGGTGCCGAGGCTCGCACAGCAGACGCCGATCGACTGGCGCGGTCTCAGCAGTCAGCCGCCGAAATCTCCGCGGAGAACATGCGTGAGAGTGGGCGTAGTGCTATCAACAGCCGGGAATTGGCATTGAAAGAGGGGGAGGCGACGGATGCAGGGCGCTTGCGTGATCTTGAAATCGGTCAAGCTCAGCGACGGGCCAGCATCCTCGCTCGCTACGACTCTGCCGCGCCAGAGGAACGGCAGTCGCTCGTGCAGCAGTATCCCGACGTGTTCGGCCGGGCGGACGGTAGCGATTGGCGCGTGCAAGTCACGCCGCAGACAAAGAACCAGGACGGATCAACAACCGAGGGTAGTGTGATCCGCTACAACCAGCGGACCGGACAGGTGGAGCGTGTTGAGGGCGGGGGAGGGCAGCAGGCGGTTGCGCAGCTGCCTGCCAGAGTCGGAGAGAGACAGATAGGGACGATTTACGCAATGCCAAATGGCCAGGCCGCACGGTGGACAAGTGATGGGTGGGAGCTGACTTAAGGCGGCGTCGGCGGTATCCCCATCTCCTCATCTGTGTAGTACCGCTTCTGACTGCCCGGATTCGCCCTCCTATTCCCTTGCTCAGATTGAGCGCTACCGGAGAAACCTGCCTCTTCATCTGTGAGGTAGCGGATGGGAGTGACGGTGTACATGTACATCTCACTCCCATTTTCACGATAGAAGATGATCTGAGGACTTTTTTCTCCCGATTTTGCCGTGTACTGCAATGAGCATGCGATCACATCGCCACGGTAGCCTGATGCCGCCAAACGCAAGGACGTTGCACCCGACGCGGCCATGCCCTGGTTGCCGAAATAGGTACAAATCTCCGCTGCCCCTTTGGCTTGGTCAAGCCGGGAAATTGTGTGCGTCAGCTCTGAGACGCGGCGCGGTTCGGCCTTCTCGTTGATGCTGTACATGGTGCCGGTTTCATTGCCGGAGCCGCGGCGGACATTGTCATAGCCGTGGCGTTTGATGTGCTCAAGCGGGTCAACCAGTTGTGCTGCCGTGCGTACGCTGTTGTCGCACAGTTCCGCACTTCGACCATCGCTATACAGGCACTGACAAGCCTGATTGATTGCGGCCGCCGCAGGCGCCCAAGTTGTGCCGCGGCTCTTCGCCACCGTGCAGGCATCGCCTGACTTTGGCCCGAACAGGCCCTTCCCTGATCCACGCTCGATGACAAAGTAGCCATCCGGGTGTGCTTGCTGGCACAGCCGCAAGCCCGCACCGAATCCTTGCGCGTTGGTGGTGCCCGGCATCGTCTCCAGCAGGCATTCTGCGTAGTTGGCCCCTGACCCAGCGAAGCCGGAAAGAGGAGCGACAAAAGCAGCTATGAGGAGAAGGCGTTTCATGCAACAAATTGTGTATGGCATGATTTATGATAGAACATTCCTTCAGCCCCCAACTCAAATGTCCTCACCTGTTCCACAAAACGAAACCGACCGTCTTGCCGAGCGGCTGACCGCATTGCAGGAACGGGATGAGGTCAGTAGGTTTGAGGAGCGTTTGATCCGCAAGGGAATCGAGAAATTGAGGAAAACGGACACCTTGTCGGCGGATCTGATTACTTGTGACCTGGAAAGCCTTCTTGGCAACCGCGAAGCTGTCATTCGGACGATTGGCAACATTGAGGCCAACGGACATGCACAGGAAGCAGGCTACGGCAAATTTTTCTTCAGCGCCAGGGTCTTGCAAGCAAGTAAGGCACACGAAATGCTAAGGTATGTATTTCCACACCCAACTAGGCCACTGCATCGTTCTGTTGAACAGCTCATGCTGGTTGGTGCTCATCGTGCGGTGTTGAGATTTGTAGAACAGGCGAAGGCTGAGAACATCGCCATCAAGGGGGCAACCATGATTCCAGTCGCTATGAAAGTCGTTTCCATCCTGGACCGGCTGCAGATATCTGACGAACAGATCATCCGCCTCATTGACGAAGCAGGGGTTGTGCTGGAAAAGCATGGGCATCACCGCACGCGCGGGATGATGCAATTCATCATCCCCCCAGGCACTGAAGACGACACGCAGCAAGGAGCGTTGCACATCGAGTACCGTGTGACTGCATCCGTTGATGAAGCGTCGAGCATGACGTGGGAGTTGGCTGACAGGATCGTCGAGCGCTGCCTGGATGTGGATGGGCTCACTGTCGGTTTTGCAGGGATCAACTGAATGTCTACAACGCCTGAGACGATCTTGGATTTGGCGATCGAGCTATCGAAACAGCCATCAGAGACAGCGCATCGATCAAGTGTTAGCCGTGCCTACTACAGTGGTTACCACGCCTCCATTCAGTATGAGTCGTCATTGCCGGCCGTTGGTAGAGAGGGCGGATCAGGAGGCACGCACAAGCGGTTGATCGATCGATTGAAGAGCCCTGATCAAGCGTGCTCTGCAGAGCAAAAGAGGGCTTCTCGTAAGATTGGCTTTGTCTTGGCAGGGCTTAAGAATAGACGTGTTGATGCAGATTACCTGCTGCAGATGAGCGGCGTTGATGATGTCGCCGCGCGTCAGGCAGTGGCGGATGTTGCGAGACTCTTGGCAATTGTGAGGTCTCAGTGATTTCTGAGCTGCCTGTGCGGCAGTGAACTAGAGCCTATCACGCGCAACCCGTTGCCGCACAGGCAGCTCAGAAACATCAAGGACTCGATGAGGTCAAGTAGATCACGTTCACTGCCGCGTAGGCAGCTCAGAAAAGCGAGCCTGCCACGACGTGGCGCATTTGGGCGTTCACTGCCGCGTAGGCAGCTCAGAAAACTGATGTCGTGCTCCAGAACCGAGATCGCAGGTTCACTGCCGCACAGGCAGCTTAGAAATCGCAGCCGCCTTTCCTGCGTCAGGGCAGGTGGATGCCGAAGCGAAGGGGGTCGAAGGGTGACAGGGATATCTGCATGTGACTAATTGTTGCATGATTCTGACGGATATGAACCAGCTCTGTTCCGTAGATTTGGCAAGCCTGCTACCATGAACCTAGTGCTCGATCCAAGAGAGCATGAACCTCTACCAAAGTTGACCAAAGAAATGAGCGCAGTGATTGATCATGGACCGGCTTCGCCTGTTGAGCAGGCGCTGGAGGTCACCACCGCCGTGTCTGCATACGTGCAGGGGCTCCTATCTGGAGTCAACGAGAGGGCGGCAGGAACATTGGTGCAACGCAGGTTTGAGGAACAAGGGATCGAAGCGGTTAGGGAAACAAGAAAGCTGGAAGTTATTCTGATAAATCTAGATCAACCCTCTAGAAAAACAATTGCGCCAGCCGTTGAGTCTATATTCGACAGATTGCTTGAACTGGAAGATGAATTTGATAGTGCTGTTCAGCGTTATTCCTCATCTAGTCGTGATGTTCGCAGGTCGTTAGAATCAAAAATACCTGGGCTCTTGATAATTAAAAAAAATATCGAGTTGTTGAAATATGCATTTGCATCAGTTTTAAATGTTATTGAAACTGTGCCATCTAACTATTTGCACGAGCAAATCAGCGAAATACAAGGGCAAGATGCGGCGTTAGGCGTGGAGCGCATGATGGATGAGATGGAGGGGGCATCTTCCTCCTTCATGGTTCGTCGCGCCTGAAGGCTGATTTTATGCTCTTCGTGGAGGTCTCAAGCGACCTTAAAGGAAAGCTGTCTAAGGACGCTGTTGCGCAACTTGTCAGGCAGTTCACTTGGTGGAAGTCAGATCCATCAAGAGAGTGCGAGTCCCTGGTATTTGGTAAAGATTCAGGAACTGTTAAGCCGCCTGTAAATGGCCAGCCGAACGTTCTGCGCCACTGCCATCTTATCCCGACCGATTCTCATAAAAGGTTGGCGTGGGAACTGCAATTTAGGCGATACCAAGAAAAAAAGGCATCGTCCAAGAGGACAAGCGATCGTTACTTGCACTACGTGCAAGACGGAGATAATCGGTTTCTTTTGATTGATATAGCAGATGATCCAGGCGCGCATCACATGTTGATGATGACAAATAAGGAGGACAGGAATAGGATGAACTGCTATGCAAAGCTTGCTGAAGATTTTATTTTTGGCTCTTGTTAGCCCGCCCAGAGCGGGCTTTTTTGCGCCCATTTGAAGTTGCCCTGCATAGGGCTGCGACATTTCGCCACATCTCGGCAGCATTGGGGGTATGACTGAACAGAACACTCCAAGCACCACCACCGGCGCAGCGAAGGCTTGTTGGTCGATCCCTGACAAGTGGAACCCGCGCGTTTGGCTGCGAAACTGGCTGTGCAGTCGCACGCCTGCGGAGGCCGCTGAATCGAAGCGGTTATGCGAGCAGGCTTACTCCGAGAAGCTGGATGCGGCGGCCGCCTTGGCAACTAGGGCTTGTTGGCCTGATGAAGTAACAAGGGCTGCAGCTCTGCAATCGTTTGAGCGATCGATTCAATCTGAGTTGCAGGCACGCGACCAGGTGGCGAAGACTGCGCGGGCTGAACTGCAGAGCCGAGGCGGCGCCGACGATGCTTCCGAGATGGCTGCTAAAGCGATGATGGCGGTCAGTATTTCCGGTCAAGCCGGTGTACCAGTGGACCCGTCATCTCAGCAAGCATGGCGTCAACGACTGACTGAATTGGAGGGCTGGGGTGGCCATAGATCATCCTGTTTCAAAAAGTTAATGAGATGAACATCGTGGCCCAGCCAGCCCCGCATAGGGTTAGGCACTTGATCGGGCAGGCAAGACACTGCCCGCATGAGCGAACAGAACACCACTCAAACGGATGAGCCGGGGATACTGGCTAGTCAGATTGCCCTGGCCTGGGCGCAGGCTAACGGCGAACACTTCCAAAAGTACCCAGCCCTCTTTGCTGCGTTGGCTGTGCAGGTAGCGAAAACGGCCCAAAGGGAGCTACTTGAAGGCGGCAACGATGGAGGCGAGCACAGCGACGACCACTGAGATGATGGCGATCATATTGGCACGCCGAGCCAACTTCAGTGTTTCCATCTCGCGCGCATCTCGTTGCTTTGCATCCGACTCTTGCCTATTGACCTCCATCTCGTATAGGTATGCACGGGCTTCCCGACCCACCTGATCGGTGCGCTCAGCGAGCAGCTTGTTGTGCGCCAAGCTATTCGTCTCGAAAGCCGCTCTGTGGGAAATGTCACGTCTGTTCATGAGTGTAGATCGTAGCTGACAACAACCCTGCATAGGGTTTGTCGTTCCTCCCCCGCCCAGCGATGCTGGCGGGCATGAGCGAACAGAACACTCCGAAGAAGTACTTCAGCGATGAAGAGATGGGAATTGGCGCTTCAACGCCGTCAACCGCGCCGCAAAAACGGTACTTCTCAGATTCAGAGATGGGGATCGAAACAGATGGCCGCGGCATCACCGGCTTTGCCCGCGACGTAGCTGGAACGGCGCTCAATGCCGCAATCAGCGTCCCCGAACTGGTCGTGGGCCTGGCCGACATTCCCACCGGCGGGCGCGCCGGCAAGTTCCTGGAAGACAAGGCAGGCTTGCGTTTCAAGGAAGCGAAACAGTTCGTCAACGAGAACATCAAGTCCGACCAGTCTCGCGAGGCGCATCGAAAGTTCGACGAAGCCGAAGGGTTCGTTGGTAAAGCGAAGGCTGCAATCGAGAACCCTAGCATCATTCTCGAAGGAGTCGGGGAGTCTCTTGGCGCGATGGGCGCAGGCGGTGTTGCGGCGCGAGGGCTGATGACTGCTACGCGCTTGGGTCAGATGGGGGCAAAAGGAGCCGCGCTGGCTGGCGCGGCTGGAGAAGGCGTGGCAGGAGCGGGTGCCGCGGCAGAGCAGATCAGGCAAGAAACCGATGACGGCCTGCTGACGCCTGTACAGTCATCCGCAGCGCTTGGAACGGGCGCTTTGACGGGTGTCATTGGAGCTGCATCTGGACGACTGGCTAATCGCCTCGGCATCGGCGATGTAGACACGATGGTGGCGCAGGGTTCTCCTGGTGTGCGTAAGCAGTTTGCGGATGAGGCTGCTGCGGTGGCAGCTAATCCGTTGGTGCAGCAACAAGCCAAGAGCATTTCAAGGCAGGTCATTGAAGGTGCGATCACTGAAGGTCTGCTTGAAGAATTGCCGCAGTCCGTCTCTGAGCAGATATTGCAGAACATCGCGCTGGACAAGCCATGGCATGAGGACGTTGACGCGGCCATTGTGATGGGCACCTTAACCGGCAGTGCGATGGGTGCGGGCGCGGCGGGATACCGAGGGATGATAGACCCGCGCCGCAGCACATCTGGCGACGAGTCCGAGCAGCCCGCAACACCCCAAGGTATGGGCGCTGCAGCTTTTGCCGCGGGCCAGCCGATGCAGCCGCCATCGGATCTTGTAAGCGTCGCGCAGAAGGCGCAATGGGTCAGGGGTTGGCAGGATGCCGCTGCAAATGCGCTGCAGCTCGAAGACGGCAACTCAGTTCAGCCTGAGGCGCCGCAGGGCCCGCAGGGGCTTGATGTTGGCCGAGAGGACATGACGGCGGGCATGACTTCCGAGCTTGGTGCACAGCCAACCCTCGATGGCGTAGACATGGCGCCGCGTGAGTGGGATACCGGCGCCTTGCGCATTGCCGATGATCGGCCACTTGCTTTGCCTCCTCCTGATTCCTACACGGTTGAGGGGGATGGATTCACGACGCAAGTTTCGCGCAAAAAATCTGAGCAGATGGGCCTGAGCCCGGCCGATGGCTCCCTATCGGCCGCTGCGGCGACGGCCGTAGACACCGGAGCATCAGACCAAGTGCAGCAGCAGGCCGCGCTGGCGCAAGCCGTCGAGGCCGCAGAGGATGCGCGGCCCAAAGGCAAGCAAGAGGGCCGTAAAGCGGCACCCGAGGGAGTGGATGCTGCGACTGGTGAGGTGGTCGGGGATCCCGCTCTGGTTGGGATGTCCGATGAACAGCTTTCTGCGGCCTTCCAAGGCGCCCAGGATAGGTCCGTGCGCCTGCAACTGGCACAAGAACTGTCCCGCCGCCGCACTGAGCGGGAAGAAGCGGCACTTCAAGCTGAGTTGCGGGACGAATTGGATGCGCCGGACGCGCCGGCAGGCCTGGATTCGGGCTTTGCCAGAGTGAGTGAAGACGCCAGCGCCGTGCCGGCAAACATCAATGTGTCGCATGGCACACAGCAACCACAAGGAGTACCGAATGGCCCTCAAGCCGATCAAGCCATCCAAGGCGACCCGCAACCAGCGCAAGCAAGAGCAGCGCAAGCAAAACCAGAGCAAGGGCTGACCGATGGCGCCGCCCTTACTGCGAACCCTGGCGCGCAAGCAGCAGCGCCGAGCAGCGCGTCGGCTCAAGCGCAAGGAGAAGGCTCTGAGCAGCGCGCCCAACGTCTTGAAATCGCCGGGGCAGCTTGGACGCGAATGCCTGCCGCCGAGCGCCAGGAACTGGCCAAGCGCATTGACGCAAAACCCATCGTGCAGCGGAACCTGCACAGCGCTACCTGGGAAAGGCTGAACGGGGCCATTCAGCAGAAGCTGGCTGATGCGATCAGCCCGGCGGCCAAGGAGCAGCCTACAGACATGCAGCAATTCTCCGCTGAGTCGGGGACGCTTGGGGTGCCGCGTAGCGTTATGCCGCAAGTGCCAACGCAGTCCCATGGCGGCTTGGTCAGGCACCTGAATGCGCAAGGTATCGACCATGAGACAACGATGGTAGATGCTGCATCGCTCAAGCCGACGCAGGCCGAATATTCGCCGTCCAAAGTTCAGGAGGCCAAGACCGCCATAGGCGACCGCGCCGTGATCGTGTCGAACGACGGGCACATCATTGATGGCCACCATCAAGCCGTGGCGGCTGCCGAGGATGGCAGGCCGGTGAAGGCCATCGTTCTTGATGCACCTGTTGCGCAGGCATTGCAGGCGGTGAAGGATTCACCCAGCGCGCAGCAGATGACAACGCCAGAAGAGCCGACGGCGCCGGCCAAAAAGAAACCGCGTGGGGTACTGGCAAAGATGGCCGAGGCGAAGGCTCGTTTGGCGTCCGCAGAGAGCCAGGCATCGCAAACCGGCGCAACAACGGAGGAGGAGCAGAAGCTTGGAGCGGCCAAGGCAGACACTCCTGAATCTGCCGCAGAGCTGCGCGAACCACGGAGTGTTCCAGAAAGGCTGCGCGCGCGCCGGTCGCGTGTCGCGGAGCAGGAGAGGGCGACCGAGCAGGCTTGGACGGAAAAGAACCTGAGTGAGCGTGAACGGCTGATGAAGCAGGCCGGGGTCGCGGGAATTTTCGCCCTCAAGCATGCGCAAAAGCGCTGGGCCAACATTCCGCAGGCTGTGCGGGAAAAGGTGGCACCGATGCTGCAGGATGATGCAACTAAAGCATTTGATGCTGCGCGGGCCGACGCCTTGGAGACGGAGCAAGAAGTCGAGACGAACAAGAGGCGCTCGCCGGAGCCTGCAGAGCAAATATCTATGCCTCAAAGCAAGACGCCTTTGACCGATCTACATGTCGCCATGATGGAGCGAGTGCGTAAAGGCGAGGCAAGCGTCGAAGACTTCAAAAAGTCGTTCTCTCAAGTCAACAGCCAGGCCGAGGCTATCAAGTCGGAGCTTGCCGCCAAGACCAAGACGCAGTTGCTGGAGAGCATTGGCCCGTACTTCCGCGCCCGGTACGCCAATGAGAAGAAGGCAACCATCATCGACGCTTCGTACCGCGAGATGATTGGGGAGTACGCGCTGGGCCAATCCTTTTCCTATGGCATTGCGCGAGACAGCTACCAGAAGGCTGTGCAGCGCCTGGTGGATGCGGTGGATGAAACGCGCTTGCAGCAGTTTGCCCAGGAGCGCAAGCAGGCGCTGGAGGAATCGAAGGCGCGAATGGCGGCTCAAGTGGAAGCCATCAAGAACCCGCAGACGTTGGCGGACTTCCGTTCCTTGATGCGGCATTACATTGAGCGTGGCGATACGCGGCAAGAGGCTTTCATGCGCTTGGAGCCTGAACAGCGCATCCGCTATGACGAACTGGATGCCGAGAGCACGAAGGCGGCGCGGGAGAAAGCCAAGGCGAATGCGCGCACGCTGGGCGTTGGCACTGCTGGGCAGGCTACGACCGGCAGCATTGTGGAGACCAAACATACCCGCGATGGTTATGACTTGTTCGTTGTGCAGTTGGGCGAGCGCGTGAGCCGCGAGGACTACGATACATTGAATGCGTCGGCCAAGCGCCTAGGGGGCTGGTACAGCAAGTTCCGTGGCAATGGCGCGGTGCCGGGCTTCCAGTTCAAGGCGCGGGAGTTGGCGCAGGCGTTCAGCAAGCTGGTGGCTGGCGATGCGGCGGATGCCCAGGCAGTGGCGCAGGCGCGGCAGGATGCGTTTGCGGATGACCGCAGCCAGTCGGCGGTGCAGCGTCTGAGGACGATGGCGCAGGCACTGGATGAGCGCGCGCAGCAGGCGCTGGATGCGCCACGAAAGGCCAATACCGACAGGCGCGCGCGCATGGCTGCCAGCGCGGAGGCGGCGGCGCGCGCGGACAAGGCGCTGGCCGGAACGATGAACAATCTGGCCAAGGCCATTGAGGATGGCCGCGTGAAGTTTCTGGATGCGGTGCGGCAGAAGGTGCAGGTTGAGTTGCTGGCGCGGGAGTTGCGCAATGCCAAGGATGCGCAGATCCGGGCGAAGTACCCGAGCTATGCCGACCAGCTCAAGCATCAGGGCGAGCCTGTGGACGCGCAGACAGTGGATTTTGCCGATTTTCCGAGCTATGCGGCGATGCGTTCGGACTTGGCCAGCATGGCGCGCCAGATGCTAGAGGTGGATGGCCTGAAGAAGCTGGGTGCGCGGCTGGAGAAGGTGGCTGATGATGTAACCGAAGCCTACACGGATTGGGCCAAGGAGAATCTGAGCGGCATCAGCCGCTTTGGACGCGGCGACCAGTTGGCGGAATACGCCAGCCGGGAAGCGGCTGAGCGGGCGATTCGCAAGTCTGGGCTGGTGGGGCGCGCCATTGTTCTGCCGGTCAAGCGCGGGCAGAACCGCATCGTGTTGGCACCAGGCGAGGCCATGAAGCTGGGCATCTGGCAGGGCGATGGCGACAAGCGTATCAGCTTGAGTGCGGAGTTCGGTGCTGAGTTGGTGCAGGCGCTGGGCCGTCGTGCTGGCAACAAGGTGGCGGTGCCGTGGGCTCTTGAGGCCTCGCATGACAAACGCAAGCGGCTCGAAGGCATGGGCATCATGACAGCCAGCGAATACCGCTCTGCGTTGCGGGAGTTCGCCAGCTTGCAGGAGGCGATGGCGACGCCGGACAAGATCAAGGAGATGGAACGCTCCATGATTGGCCGGCGCGACGATGGGCTGGATTTCTTCCCGACTAGCGAGGCCGTGGTTGACACGATGCTGGAGGCGGCAGGGATCGAACCGGGGATGGCCGTGCTGGAGCCGTCTGCCGGTATGGGGCATATTGCCGATGCCATCCGCGACAAGGCCGGCATCGAGCCGGATGTAGTGGAGTTGTCTGGCGAGCGTCGGGATCTGTTGGAGGCCAAGGGGTATCGCGTGGTGGGCGATGACTTCACGGCTCTGCATCCCCGCGAAGGTTTTACCTATGGCGATGTGTTCCGGGATACGGACGGTACGCTGGGTGTGATGCGCGGTTCTGGTGGTTTAGGTAGCGAGCGCGTTGGTTTTCAGCCGCTGGCCGCGGATGGCCAGCCGGATGCTCGCAATGCCCGTTGGGTTGATCGCGATGACCTGGTGGGTGTGGAAAAGCGCGGCACGGACAGCGGTTATGACCGCATCATCATGAATCCGCCGTTCTCGAAGGGGCGGGATGTGGAGCATGTGAGACATGCCTACGACCTGTTGCGTTCGGGTGGTCGGGTGGTGGCCATCATCGGCGAAGGTTCGTTTTTCCGCCGCAGCAAGGCGGCAGACGAGTTCCGCGCATGGTTGGATGAGCGCGGGGCTGTCGTTGAGAGCCTGCCGGAAAACAGCTTTATGGATCCGGCGCTCCCCGTCAATACGGCCGTGAATGCGCGGTTGGTTGTGATCGAGAAACCCGCCGGCGTGGATGGATCAGACGATACAGCTTTCAGCCAATCGTCACAGGCTGTCTCCGATCGGATGCGCGCGGCGGCCGCAATTGCACGCGATCGGCTGTCTGCGCAGGGGAAACGGCGCATTGAATTGCAGCGGCAGATCGAGCAAGCCGTCCAGAGGATCGGCCGACACCTGAGCGTGCCCGTCGAAGTCGTTGCCACAGTGGCAGACGCTCGGGAGAAGTACGGCAAGCCAGGAATTCCGGCGAACATCCGGGGCATTGCGGTTGGCGGCAAGGACGTGACGCTGATCGCAGAGAATCTGCACAGCTTGGCGGAAGCGGAATTTGTGCTGTGGCACGAACTGCTGCACATTGGGTTGTCGCGCAAGGTGCCAAAGTACGGGGCCGCGTATTCGAACATGATGCACAAGCTGGCGCAGCGCAATGCGAACCTGGCGCAGGTAGCCAAGGAGTGGCGCGAGGCGTTCGGAGCCGAGATGGTCCAGGATCTGACGGATCGGGGTTTTGGTCGAGTTCAGGCGTTGCAGCGCATGCATCAGCTCTCTGTCGAGGAAGCCTTAGCCGATCTTGCCGGCGCCAATCCGAATGTCGGCTGGATCAAGCAGTTCCTGGCTGAATTGCAGCGCTTCATCCGCAACATGGGCTTCTCCAACCTGGCGGATTGGATGGAAGGGGCGACCAACGCTCAGGCGCTGCAGGTCATTGCAGCAACGCGCGGCGCGGTCGTACGCCAAGGCAATGTGAGTCTTTTCCCGCAGTTCGGCCCGGCCTTCCAGCCGTCCGCATTGGCGTACAGCCGGGAAAGCGGGCCCGACAGCAGCATCGCGGATGCAGGGAGACGGGCGGTAGGCCGATGGAAAGCGTCTCTGGAGGCCGCTGGCAAGAACGCACAAGCTCCAGAGCCTAGCATGCTGACACCGGCAGTATTGCGTTCGATGGGTGCCAAGGCGTCCAAGCTGGTATTGCCAAGGACGTACCTGAGGGCCATCCTGTCAAAGCACCCTGATGTGCCGGAACATGTCTTCGAGAACCTGCCTTTGCTGCTGGCCGATCCTCTTTTCATCATCCCTCACAAGGATGGTGGCCTGCGGGTTTTTGTTGAGGCGAAGACAGCGCGTAGCGAGCCAATCGCGGTTGGTGTGAGTATCGATCCGGGTGGCAGGATTCACACTGTGACGCCTATACATGATCACCCGGACTCGACGGGGCAGCATCGCATGGCCAGAGACGTGGTGAACGCGAAAGGCCGCATATATGCCAAAAACAATGAAGCCCTAGGAAAAGCAATCGCTTCGGCCAGGGCTTCGGCTGTGGCGGCTCCGGCCACATTTGCCTTGCGCCGTGATTCCATCAGCGCTGCCAGTGTAGTTACGCGTGAGCAGATTGTCAAAGGGATCGAGGCGGGGAGGTATGGCGGCGATGTTGCATACAGCCGTGCAAGCCTGAGCGAAATTAAGACCAAGGCGCTGGATCAGATCCACCTGACTCTGAGCCATCCTGGAAAGGTCAGCATCTGGGACAAGACTGTTGGCACGATGCGCAATCTGGCTGAACGCACGCCGGCCTTCAAACCTGTTTTTGAGACGGCACAGAGGTTCCTGGATGACGTCAGCATGCTGGCCAATGATGCGGCCGACTTCGCGCCACGTCTCGTGCCTCGCGTCGATTCGCTCCGTGATCTGGCCAAGAAGCCGGTGAGCTCCACCGACAACAAAGCGGTTGCAAAGCCGCTGTTCGAGGGCACTTTGATGTGGGGACGAGATGAGGATGGTTCGCCGGCACTGGTCGATGACCTCCAGAAGAAGTATGCGAACCTTTCTGCGCAGGAGAAAGGCCAGATGATGTTGCGGGCAGGACGCATCGATGCAGGCGTACTGCGAATGTGGCAAGGACTGCCGACGGATCGGTACGAGAGCCTGATCGATTCACGCTTCCAGAGCCAAGTTCTCAAGGCCGGCATCGTCTGGTCGGATGCCGAATTGAAGTCGCTGTTCAAGCTCAATGACCAGCAAGTCAGCTTGTACCGCGAGGCGCGGGCGGCGATTGATCGGTCTATCGATGTGACGGCGCGCGCCGACATGCTCCGGGTTCTTGGCGAAGAGTTCGAAGCGCTCCGCGATGTGGTTCTCGATGCGCCGACACTGCAGGATGCTATGGACTTGCTGACCTCCACGCTGCATGACGAGGCCAAGGCCAGGGAGGGGGAGTCCGACAGGCTGATGGAGCTTTATCACGCAGTCGTGGACCGCGCCACCAAGGCGCGCGAACTGATGGACGCTGGCTATGCTCCGCTGTCGCGCTTCGGCCGATATACCGTCGATGTGGTCGATGGCGACGGCGAGCGCCAGTATTTCGGCATGTACGAGAGCAAGCGCGAGGCAAACTTGGCGGTGATACAGATGCGCCAAGCCTTCCCGCGCGCTACGATCGAGCAGGGGACAATGAGCCAGGAGGCGTACAAGTTGTTCTCTGGCATCACGCCAGAGTCGCTCGAGCTGTTCGGCAACATGCTGGGCTTGAGCGAGGAAGGTGGTGACGCACGCGACAAGGTGTTCCAAGAATACCTGAAGCTGACAAAGAACAACCACAGTGCCCTCAAGCGCCTAGTCCATCGAAAGGGGATCGCAGGCTACAGCGAGGACGTAGGTCGTGTGCTCTCGTCATTCATTTACAGCAATGCCCGGCAGGCGGCAGGCGGACTGAATGCGGGCGGCATGGACAAGGCCATCAACGACATTCCGAAGGAGCAGGGCGAACTGAAGGATGTTGCGATGGGCCTGCGTAACTACATCCGCGATCCGCAGGAAGAAGGTCAGGCGGTGCGGGGCATGCTGTTTGCGCAGTATCTCGGAGGCTCAGTGGCGTCAGCCTTTGTCAACATGACGCAGCCGTTTGCTGTGACGATGCCGTGGCTTTCGCAGTATGGCGGCATGCACAAGGCCGGCGCGCAACTTGCCAGGGCACTCAGGGAGATGGCTGGCAAGGGTAGCTACGAGACAGATCTGGCCAATGCGCTCAAGCGCGCCGAGGAAGATGGCGTGGTTTCTCCGCAGGAAATCCACCAGCTCATGGCGCAGGCGCGTGGCACGGGTTCGCTGCGTTCCGGGGATGGAACAAGGATGGGGAACGCTAGGGCCGCTGCGGCGAATGCTTGGGAGCGCACTAAGGTGGCATGGGGGCAACCGTTTGCGCTGGCCGAGCAGTTCAACCGGCGCAGCACGTTCATTGCTGCATACCGGATCGCCAAGGATCAAAAGATGGCCGATCCCGCCGAGTTCGCGCGCCAGGCGGTGCTGGAGACGCAGTTCCTGTACTCGAAGGCCAACAAAATGCGCTGGGCGCGCGGCGCAGTCGGTGGAACGCTGATGACCTTCAAAACCTACAGCGTGAGCTATCTCGAGCTGATGCATCGCATGTGGACGCAGGGCGGTCCAGAGGGAAAGCGCGCCGTTGCCTGGGCAATGGCCATGCTGCTGCTGATGGGTGGCGCCGGTGGTCTGCCCTTTATGGAAGATGCCGAGGATCTGATTGATGGTGCTGGTCAACTGATGGGATACAACATCAGCACCAAGCAGTGGCGCAAGAAGGCGCTGGAGAATGTCTTGGGCAAGGAGTTCGCCGAGTTTGTGGACACCGGCTTCTCTGGCATTCCAGGCGCACCGATCGACGTGTCCGGCCGGCTGGGCATGGGCAATCTCCTGCCGGGCACTGGGTTGTTGCTGACTAAGCAAAGTCGCGAGCGCGACCTGATGGAGGTGGTGGGGCCAGCTGGCGACCTGGCGGCTCGTTTCTTCGGGGCCTCTCGCAAAATGCTGACCGGCGATCTTGGCGGCGCCGCGCTGGAAATGTCGCCGACAGCGGTGCGCAATGCAGCAAAGGGAGCTGACATGGCTGTCAGCGGCATGTACAAGGACACCAATGGCTACAAGGTGATCGACACGACTTTGACCGAAGCGATCAGCAAGGCTGCCGGCTTTCAGCCGCGCAGTGTTGCCCAAGTGCAAGAGGCCAACAGCTTCATGCAACGCAGCAAGTCGTTCTATACCCAGACCAGCAGTGAGATCCGTGCGCAGTGGGCGGACGCCTTGTTCCGCAAGGATGATGCGGCGCTTCGCCGTGTGCGCGCACGGCTGGATGCCTGGAACAGCAACAACCCTGAGCAGCCGATCGTGATCCGCATGCCCGACATCTGGAAGCGGGTGAGGGAAATGGGGAAGGATCGTACGCAGCGAATTGCAGACACGTCGCCCAAGGCATTGCGTCAGCAAATGCAGGAGATGGCGAGAGAGGTCGGCTGACCCTGTATAGGGTTAGGCCAGATGCACTATGGCGGGAACACTCTCGCCATGGCCAAACGCAAGCATTGCATCAACTTGAAGGCGGGGGAAGCGCTCGAAGTCGGCGCCGCCCTTGTCCTGCTGGAGAAGAAGTCCGGATCCGTTGCCAGGTTGGTGGTGATCGTGGATGAGTCCGTCCAGGTACGAAACCCCGAGCAACTGCGCAGCAGCCATCTGAGCCCACCCCAGGTGAAGCCGCATGAATAAGCAGAAGATCCTTGACCAGTTGCGTGTACAGACCTCCGGTCTTCCCGATGAGGACCGGGTATCCAAGTACATCGTCCTGCAGATCAAGATGCGCAGGATTGCGGTGGCGGATATCCGCAAGACGGCCTATTGGTGGCACCAGTGTGGTGATTTCCTGCTGGCCGACCCGGAGGATATGCGTTGGCAAACGAGCAATGAGCCGGTGTTGCTTGTGCTCAAGGATGGCTCGTTGGTGGACACCACGATGCCCAGACTGCGCGAGCGACTTCCGCAATTGATCAAAGACATACGGATGTACCGTCGCAAGTTGGCGACCGATGATGCCTTGCTGCAGCGTGTGCAGGATGGCATTGACGGCCGCGAAAACCGCTTCCGGCAGGGCCACGCGCAGGGCGACCAGCACGTCATTGCCGATTCGCCAATGGCTGCGGCCTATCCGTTGTAGGCGGGTGGCCGAGCAAGAGAACCTAATCGGCGCGCAGGAGTGCGCCGTTGCCAACTGGAGAACAGGCGATGGCAAACACACTCTATGCGAAGGCGCGTCAGCGCTTTCTTGAAGGTCAGTTCAATTGGCTGACGGACACCATCAAAGTGGTGCTGGTCGATACCGGAGCCTACACCCCACAGACTGAGGTGCATGAGTTCTACTCCGACATCGCCTCATCGGCGCGCGTTACCACGCCAGTGACGCTGACCACGAAGACCACGACCAACGGAGCGGCTGACGCTGCTGATTGCACGTTCACCAGCGTGTCCGGAGCCTCCATCGAAGCGATTGTGATTTATGCGGACACCGGCACCGAAGCGACCAGCCCGTTGATCTGCATCATCGACACCGCGACGGGCCTGCCGATCACCCCCAACGGAGGGGACATCATTTGCGTGTGGGATTCTGGCGTGAACAAGATTTTCCGGGTGTGAGGGCATGCAATCATCGCAATCGACGATCGATGTCTCGCGGGCCCTGACTGATGCGCTGCAGGGACGTGTGTTGGAGAGCGTTCTGGTTGGTGTCGATGGTGCCTTCTCCATACGCTGCCAGGATGGCACCGTGGCGTCGCTGGCGTGCACCACGACATTCACTTCAGCCGTGCAGCACGTCACGGCAGACGGACCGGCGCCATGTGCCGACTGCAGTGCTGCTCCAGCCGCATTGACCGCGGATGATTATCGACCGAAGTTTCCGGCGCCGCTGCAGGATCTGATCCTGCAATCGGATGCCGCGGTGGCGCCAGAGTGTTTGGCTACGAAGCCGCCGGCTCAGCGCGTGACGATCTCTGGCATCAACGGGATCGGCTTCGGCATGGGAGCGAGCAAGAGCGGCATTGACTGGGAGCGCGTTGTGACGCTTCCATCGTTTCAGTTGTTTGCGGAGGAAATGACTCCCAATGCGGATGGCAAGAACTCGCTGGAGCACGCCATTGCCTACGTTGAGCAAGCCAGCAAGTCCAAGAAAGAGGCGGATTTCTTCCAGCAATATGCGGAATGGTTTGATGCCAAAGGCTATTGGCCGGCTGAGACGCCGTTGGGGAGTTTGAAGGAAGTTAAATAATGTCCATCGCAACATCAAATACAACAGCTTTGAATTCCACCAAAGAACAAGCATTGCAGGTAATGCAAGACCTGAATGCGCTGCTTATTTCTGCCGGTTTGACGAAGGAATCCATTGTCGGGGGATTTGATGTTGATGGTGATGTGACGCAGATTCCTGATGCATCTTCTTCTGGTGGGTATTCGCCATGGTTGGCATTTTCCTTCAATGATGGGCGGCAGACACTTGACCCGGTGACAGTCAGTTTCCGGGTTGTAGGTGGTTCATATGGCGCAGCTCAATCGTCATCTCAAAATTTTCGGTACTTTGTGCAAACTCGCGTATCGGCGGGTGTTTCCTCTTCAGGAGGCGCGATTGGCGCGAGTCTGCTATCGGCAGGTATTGGTGGGGCCAGTGGTACAACCTCAAGTGCCCATTCATTTGGTGGCGATGATTCATACAATAAAGGTAATTTTGCTAACTATCGAGGGGACTCTTTGACCTTGATTTTTGGTGCTCATGCTGTTGTGAGAAAAATTGTCAATCCAATGCTGGAGCGTTCAGCCGTATTTCTTCATGTCGAGCGAAAACAGAAGGCCGATGGATCTAATGACACAGGATTCGCCGCGCTTATGGATACGATGCTTCCATCTGGATATGCATCCAATACCGATTACGCAGCGCCAGGAATTATTGGCTCGTCAATTGGATCTTCTGCCACCAGCTCGGAGGATGGATACAATCGCCAAGGAGGAGATGGCGGGGCTTTTGAGAATACTTCGGCTGTCGTGTCGCCCATCTACTATATGGGCACCGGTGGAATTGTCGCAATGCAGAAGGCGTTCACTATCCCCGCAGCTACTGTAAATGCGATGAGTTTGGTGAATCTCGATTTCATCGGAGAAGAACGCCCTTATCTTCCCGAAGTGCCGCACGCGATCTATCCCGCCTCCCAGACCTTTGGCTGGATTTTCGAATGGCAGTGAGTTTCGAGTCTGTCCTGTGGCTGCCAGTGCGTTATGCCCTGGAGCGCGCCAATCTGCGTTCGTTGGCGCGCCGCGATCGACTGATCCTGGCCACCGGCAGCGGCTACCTCGCGGGTTCATTCCCTGATGGGATCACCACTGACGAAGGGGTGCCAACGTCTGCGACGGTGCGTGTGCTGGTGCGGTCAGAGAGTCAGGCCCTAGATGGGCTGCTTTTGCGCTCAACGGTGTCTGCCCCTTCGGGCGTCTGGGAAGTCACCGGCCTGAGCGCCAATATGCGCTATGACGTGGTGGCGCGCAAGGCCGAACGCAATGACGTGATTGCATCGAACGTCGCGCCGAAGGTATGAGATGGCCGACTACACGCCACCGGATGGGGACTATGTTGCGCTGAATTTCAGCGGACCATACACGCCGCCGCACGGGGACCGGATCGCACTCAATTTTGGTGCCGGCGATGGACCTGTTGGGGAGGATCAGTATGTCTTCCCGGGCGGCTGGGCGTCTTCCTCGATTGCGAACCATGACCTTCAGTTGTTCACCCGCTACCTTCTGGCGGTCGGCTGGGGGAGTCTGGCGACCGGCGGTCACGCGATCACCAACAACGCTCGTTTGCTGCACCCGCTTGGGTGGTCGAATGGCGCGGTGGGTTCCGCTGCGCTCACGAAGCCACAGGACATCTGGCCATCTGGTTGGGCAAGTGGTGTTGTGGGTTTGCCTGAAATCTCCAACTGGGAGAGATCCCTGTTATGGCAGGGACGAGACTGGCAGGCGTTTGGCGCGCCAACGATCTACAACTACAACCAGTTCCTCTATGCCGGGAACATCAACCCGAGAAACCTGTACGGCAGACCAGCGGTTTCGCACCGGGAGTTCTACCCGTCGCCGCCAGGCATCAATTCAGCGCGTTATGGTGCGGTCACACTGTCGCATGGGGTGCGTGCACTCGCTCCGGCCGGGATCAATTCGGCACGCTACGGTTCTGCGGCCTGGTTGAGCCATTCACCACGCTACCTCACGCCAAGTGGTATCCATTCGCTAGTGGTTGGCAATTTGGTAGTGGCGCCCACGCGCTACTTGTTTGCGCAGGGGTGGGATTCACAGACGTTCGGTACGACGATCAAGCCGCCAAGCCAGGTGCAGATTGTGGATGGCTGGCGCAGCGATACATTCGGGCTTGGCAATGTCTCGAACTACATCTCCTACGTGCGGCCTCCTGGATGGCTTTCGCACGGCGAGGAAGCATACCGCTTCGGGCGCCAGGAGGTGTTCAACCAAACCCAAGTCATCACGCAGCGCGATGATGGACTGGGTGGGATGGCTGGTGACTTCCCGGCGGCCGAGTGGACACTGGTCACCAATCGCAACCGAGACCTGGGCATCTATGGATTCGACGCTGCCCGCTACGGGTACACCCTGCTCTATAACAATGCGCGTCTGTTGGAGCGGTCTTCCTGGGATTCACAGTCCTTCGGTCGCGCATTCGTTGCCGGCGCCGTGCAGGAGTTGCACTTTGATGGTTGGGACAGCCAGATCCTGACGCGGTGGAGCCGCATCTACAACAATGCCCGGCTGGTGGAGTCTCTCGGGCGGGATAGCCAGGCGTTTGGCTGGGCCCATGTTGAGAGCAATCGGCGCTATTTCCGCTGGCTTGGCAATTGGGACTCGCAGGAGTTTGGGGCGGCGTTTCTGGCTGACAGGGTGCGCACATTGGAGGTTGAGCGGCGTAATTCTATTGAGCCGCCCCAGGTCGATCTCCCGCTGGTCAAACTCAACACCCGTTACCTGGAGCCGTTTGGTGTGGAGCCGCCAGCCGGTAATCGCCACTATGTCTATGAGCGGTTCAACGTCATAGCGCCGCGCTGGACAAAACAGGGCGATTGGTTTGGCGATCCATTCGTCAAGAACCTGACACCTGAGCTGCGCACCAGAGGGAGGGAATCAAACGAGTTTGGAAATGCGTTTGTTCGCACGCAATGGCGAATCATCGGCGTCGATGGCGCCGACATGCAGTTGTTCGGCCGATCGCACATCGCAGACCGCACCAAGAGTTTCAGGACGTTGGGCATCCATTCGATGGTGGTTGGCGACAAGGCGCGCATCTACAACGACTACGTGCCGCCACCAGATCCGACGAAGTGGATTCGGCCATCGGGCTGGTTCCACGAGGACGTGCCAGATCCTGCCTTCAATGTGCGGAGCTTCGACATCAAGGGTTGGGACTCGATGGCAATTGGCCAGTCGGAGTTCTTTGACAACGCCATCCTGCCCGATTCCATTGCAGGGCCTGGAAACTTCGGTGCACCCTTCATCGAGAACAAGGTTCGAACGATCTATGCAGGGCCGTTTCCAATCGGAGAGGTCTTTGAGCCACCCAAAATGAGGGTGAATCCGCATACCGTCTACGCGGTGATGGAGGCGCCTTCGCAGGCGATAGCAAACCACGAGCCTCGGTATCTGCACTACGTCAACAGCGATGGGGGAGATCGAAAGCCGGGCGAGGTTTTTGGCAATCCGCGGTTGAGCCATTTCCCGCCACCACCGATGCATCTAACAGGGTTTGCGTCGAGCCGGCTTGGCAATGCCGCTATCTTCAATGCCACGAACTACCTGTATCCGGATGGATTTACGCATCGCAGGATGGGTGTGCTTGAGGTGCTCGGTGGTGACAAGGTGATTGAGCAGTGGGATAGCCCGGATGTCCTGCTGTTCGGCAGGCCGACGGTTGCCTTCCCGGCTGACCTGGTGACCAAGGCGACGCCAAAGGGTTGGGATTCTCTTATGGTTGGCACAGACACTGAGTGCGACAACTACCACCGCGCTCGCAGTCTCCAGGGGTGGGACTCTATGGGCATGGGGGTGTCGGGCAGCGGCCCCCGGTTCATGCGACAGCGCCTGTGGGTTGGGGCGCCGGACAACCCAACATTTAATGGGTGGGATAACTCAGCCATTGGGGAGCCATGGATATCGTACCGGGTGCGTGAGTATCGATTGGGTGGAAACGACAACCTCTTGATGGAGTATGACCTGACGCGGTTTGCCGATCGGATGCGCGTTGAAGGCACTTCGCAGCCTCCGGTGCCCTCTATGGGGTTGTGGGCTGATGGGTTCGATACCCAAGAATTGGGCTTTCCCGATGTGCAAAACCGGGCGCAGTTCATCAATCCCGATGGCAATGGGGATATGTCAAGGAGTCCATTCGTATGGCAAATACCAGGCTGATGCCGCTGGCCGGCATCAACAACCGATCAGAGGATGACGCGGCACTGGTGCGCGGCGGGGATGATCCGACTGTTTTCGTGCGTGAGGCCCTCAACTTTGACATCACGGATACAGGACGCCTGCACATGCGCGGGCAAGTCAAGATGGTCACGAGCACGCCATACAAGCACCTGTGGTATAGCCATCTGCACGGCGACCTATTCGGGATGCTTGGGACCGCTTGGGTGAAAATCGACCCCGACGATTGGAGCTGCGTCGAACTGGCGGACTTGGGGGGCGGTTGGGCAAGCCATTGCGTACTCAATGGGCGCGTGGCGGTTGCTGGAGTGGATGGCATTTTCACATTCGATGGTCAGGCCGCCACAAGACTGCCTATAGAGACGCCAGGCATGCCGGCGCTGGTCCGGACGGGCGGAGCGCTGGAGTCAGGGGACTATGGCGTGGCCATATCTTGGCTGCGCGGCTCACTCGAATCCTCGGTGTCCGAGGTCGCTTATGCCGCGTTGCAAGACGGCGGCGGGCTGACCGTCGGCATGCCATATTCCATTGATCCGTCGATCACGATGGCGAGGCTCTACATGACCAAACCGGGAAGCCGTGTGCTGCTGCATGCCGGGGATCACGCCGTGAATGGTGACTCGGTGGACATTGTGGCGATGCCACTGCTTGGCGGGGCACCAGAGTTCCAGCACCTGGACGCCATGCCGGCAGGGCGATTCCTTGGACATTGGAAGGGCAGGCTCGTGACGGCAACGAATCGGGTGCTGTCGTTCTCTCATCCGATGGCATGGCACCTCCATGATCGGCGGCATGACTTCGTGCAGTTCCCGCAACGGATCACCTTTGTGGTGGCAGTCGAGGGCGGCTTGTGGGTTGGCCAAGTCGATCATGTGCTCTTTCTCTCAGGATCGCAGCCTGACGATCTGCAGGTGCTTCGACGAGGCGCCAAGGCTCCGGTGTATGGGAGCGCCATATTGCTTGATGCCGAACTGCTGGGGGAGGTGGCTGGAGGGTCGCAGGCGGCGCTATGGCTTGCGGAGAACGGTTATGTGATTGGCACGGCTGACGGGCAGGTTGTCGAGATTCATCGCAAGAGCATCGCCGGTATTCGCGCCTCGGCCGGCGCGTCCACTGTATGGGGTGAAAGGATATTGACGGTGCTGGGATAGCATTTCACCACCATTTACGGATGCGCAGGAGTGCGTCCCGCTGGCGACGGGTTCGCCTTGGAGCGATCATGCTCAACATTCAGAAAAACCTCGCCCGCGATCTGCTTGCCTCTACGCTGGCAGACCGGTTTGATATAACCGATTCTGGTCTTGTGTTCCCGCGCGAGTCCGTGAAGGTGGCGGGGCTCTACACGCCGACGGTGGATGGCATTGTTCAGTCATCGCGCAACCTGGTAACCAAGGAGGGGCTGCTGCATCTGCTGAACGTGGCTCTTGGCTCCACGCCGAAGCCGGCCGGCTATTTCGTGGCGCTGTTTTCCGGCTCTACCGCGCCGGCATCGAACTGGGCAGCCTCCAACTTCGCATCGGTTGCCGGCGAGATCGTCAGCTCGAGCGAGGGCTACACCTTGGCCACGCGCATTCCGTGGACATCCACGAATGCCTCCGCAGACACGCACATCGACAATTACGCGAGCGAGGTCGAAGTGACATTCGCCACATCGGCGACGGTGAACGTGACCGGCTCGGCGTTGCTGACGGCTTCGGCGAAGGGGGCTACTACTGGCGTCCTGGTGTCGGCAACGCTCTACGACGCCCCCTATACCTTCCAGAATGGCAACACGTTCCGGGTTGGCTATCGCCTTGAAATGACCGTCTGATGCACGCGCTGCGCCCGTATGGGCGCTTCGTAGAAGATTCGGACCTGTCTGCCGACGATGCCGCAGCTGTAGCCTATCTTACGAGGCGCCTCACCAATTTCAAGCACGTCTCCGATCTGGAGGCGCTGCGGTGGCGCAGGGTGCTGCCAAGTGGTCGCGTGGCCGTCTTGCATGACATGGGCGGCGTTTTCAAGGTGGTGGTGCGCGAGGGATCCTGTCCATCATCAGCGAGATCGGTGGTCCGCAATGGTGGGTATGTGCCGATGTTGTTCAGTGGTGTGCCGACCACCCCCATCGTCCGGCAAGGCGAAAAACTCCAACTGGCGCTGACCAGCGCCTGCAGGCGTCGGTTGCACCAGTACGAGGCGAACAGTGCGGCGCCTGGCTTGCTGGCGCTGGAGCGCTTCACCATTGAGTACGGCCCGGCTTTCCAGTCCCTCAAGCCCCTCGGTTCGGGTGAAGGATTTGTCTACACGCAGTACCACGCACAGCATCCGAGTTGGTATTCGGGCGCCATGCAGGCGCTCGTGCAATGTGTGGCTGGGTATGGTCGCCAGGATGTCAGTGTGGCGACCAGTGATCCTTATGCCAGGTATGAGACCGCGGTGATGGATGTGCCTCGCGAGTATCTGAGGGATGCGCAAAAGGCCATTAATGGAGTGGTGCTACCTGGATTTTTCGGGCAGCCATCTGCCGATGGGCAAATCCAGTACGACTTCCACCATTCACGATCGCACGGACTGACATTCGGCGACGACGGCAAGCCCTGGCTCATCAGGGTTAACGCGGCCGGCGTCTATGCGATGCCGCTGCCGATGGTGCCGCTGACGACGACGACGGCATTCCGGGCCTATGTCGAGGCGGTTGGCGACGCTGAGATCGTGACGCTGCTGGATATGTTTGGCGGCATGCCAAGCGGCGAAGATTTCCCGCAGTCGAGCTCGGTGTTCGCGGCATGGGTGCGGGCAGGCGGCATTGTGAAGATCGCCGATGTCGGCGACTTCTACTCGCACTATGCGCTCTACGGTGCCTGCGGATGGTCGTTTGCAGACCATGGACGAGAGGGCTACAACACCTGCCTTGAGGCGAGGTTTTCAGATGAGGTGAGTGGCGAGGGGATGGTCTACGCCAATGGCTACAAGTTGAGCCTGCGGATTGGAGCGACACGATTCGACGGCAAGATGCCGCAGGCGCTGATGGATCTGAACACGCAGACATCCGGGCAATTGGCCAGCTACACGAACACAATCGTCAATGGCCTAGGGGATGCTGCTGCGGAGCGTGATGCGATCCTCTACAAGATCTACCGTACGCCAGCAGAGGAGTTGTCCCTGCGCATCTACCAGACGACCCTGGTGGAAAGTGAGGTCAATTACTGGCGAAACCGTGAGCTTTCGCCAATAGCCGACGTGGCCGGCGGGGTTGCGCGGGTGGCATCTGGACCCTACATTCCAGGCATCAGCTTCAAAGTGCCAGAGCCGAGCAGCGGAGGGTGTGTTGACATCGTTGCGCCAATCGAGCGGGGCAAGCTGGCTGGCTATCCAGACCGATGGGACACGATCTTTTTCGGCTACTACAGCGGTGACAGCCTGAAGGTGGTAAAGCAATTTTCAGACGACAACCGGACATACAGCACGGCGGAACAGTCCAATTACGAGGACTGCATGATCGTTGGCAGTTGGAGCAAGACCAGCGCTATCGCTTCATCCAGTGCCAAGGGAGGTTTGTACTCCAGCGACTTTGACTACCGTGAGACGTTGCCCAACAGCAATGTGACGGTCACCGATGTTGTTGGCATGGACCTTGGATATGACAGTATCCCAAGAATTTTATTCCCCTATCCGGTTTGGTCAGGCCTTTCCACAGGCGGCGTATTCCGCTACCGCTACTACAGCACAAGGACGACGATAAAGACCGTATATGACGGGCAATCGATCGGGCTCGGTGCTTGCGTGCCATTTTTAAGCCGTAATGCGTTGCTGTTCGCGCACGCGAAGTGGAATAACGGCAGAACGGTTGTCAGTGATGAACTGAAGTGGAGCTGGATTTCCGATCCTAATTCCTATGCGATCCGAGGCAATTGGTACAGCAACAAGCCTACAGAGTACCGAATTGTTGACGAGCGATTCGGTGCGTCGTCTTGCTCGGATTTCGCAGACAGCGGCAGTTGGGGCCCTGGCTTAGGAGAAGTTACGTCATGGGCGCAATCCATTCTGAATGGTCCAACGGCAAGGTATGGATGGTCATTGGGGACGGAGACGGGCCCCTACGGAGGCGGGTCAGATCCCAAGATCAGGACGCACAGCACGAGCACTACCACGCCGCCAGATGAACCAAACATTGGGGACGTGGAGTGGGAGCAGCGTGGTGTGATGACTGTTCGCCAGAAAGTCAGCATCCAAAAGTACCGCGAACAATCCCCGACGCCCGGTATACCAGGTGCCAGCTTTCGAGAAGATGCCACGCGCAACTGTTTGGGCGACATCACATACGAGGTCACCAGTGAAGGCGGTGCGCGCCGTGGGCACACGAGGTTTCATGGCATTCGCAGCATGCCCTTTTTTATCGGGGTGATCCATGAGTGACGCGCAGGAGAGGTACATCGACATCATTACGGTGAGCGAGTTGTGGCGCACCGGTCGTGCCAATCGCCTGTCGGACACGGTAAGGGTGCGTGATGTTTTGCGGCCGACCAAAGGTGAGCGGATTGCGGATAGCGTTGGCGTGAGTGAGGTTTGGCGAGCTTCCGCGAGCTGTCGCCTGGGCGATGTCGTGCGGGTGCTGGACCGCTTTGCAGGCGGTGCTGATCGCTCAACGCGTTTGGCGGATCGGGTGCGGGTTGTCGATGCGCCGTTGCGTTCGGCCATTGGTGTCCGGCTCGCCGAGGTGGTTGCCGTTGCCGACGCATCACGCGCCGGTTGGACTGGCCGCTCCGTTGATGCGCTTCGGGTGCGTGATGCGGTCGTGCAGGTTGGCGTTGGCGTGCGAAGGACGGACAGGACCTTGGTGCACGATCGCACGTTATCGGCTGTCACCTATCGTGTTGCTGACGATGCGTTGGTGTCAGACCACGCGCGCGGACGATTGGCGGCAACTGCGAGGACGGTTGAGTCTGTCGCGGTTCGTGAGATCTCTGCCGCTCGAGCTGCTGTGGCCGGCCGAGTCACAGAGAGGGCGCTTGCGAGGGATGTGACCAGGGCTGGCTACAGCGCCACCTCGCACGTTCTGGACAGCGTGTATGTGCAGGACTTCATCCCCGCGCGCGCCGGCGCCGGAACGGCGTGGACAGCCGCAGCTGACGGATGGGCGATGTCTCAGTATGACCAGTATCCGTTCGACTCGATCGCCGTGGTCGATGGGGTGGCTTTCGCGACCGGCTCAGACGGCGTTTGGGCGCTGCGCGGTGGGGACGAGATCATTCGTGCGAAATTGACAACCGGGAAGATGGACGTTGGTCAAGGTGGTCTGACCCACCCGATGTACGCCTATCTGGAATACGAACTCGATGGCTCGGCGGTAATGACGGTCACACAGACGCAAGGCGGATCTGTCGCGCAGTCCTGGACCTATCCGCTCGATGGTGAGCCGGCCGCTGCACTGACAAATGGCCGCTTTAAGTTTGGTCGCGGCCTGCGTGGCCGTCACTTCACGTTCGCGCTGGAACTCGTCGGCGAGCGCGCACATATCAACGACTTGTACGTCGTCGCAGACGCGACGAAGCGGAGAATCTGATGGCATCTCAATACCCGGAGTTGGCTGCAATGGGCCTGGCCATGGAAGTGGTGCAGGATCAACGATCGCGGATGAATAGTGACCTGCAGGACTGGTCTTCTGAACTGCGGAAGGTGTTGGAGGATCTATCGGGCATCCGCGTTGGCACGGTGGCTGCTCCAACCCGCCCGGCTGCGCCTACTATTCCCGATGCAGCAGTGAAACTCGACCCGCAGCCTAAGTTCTCGGCGGCGTCGGTTGCGCTGCCGGCCGATCCTGCACGCCCGATGATCGATCATTTGCTATCCGACCTGGATCAGGTGGCTATGGACCCTCTCCCTGATGCCCCGGTTCAGCCAACCTTGCAGGTGCCAAATGCACCGGCGATGAATCTTCCCGCGGCACCGTCGAGGCCGGCGGTCGATACGGATGTGTCAATTCCTGCGGCGCCCGTGATCGATCTGCCGACAATCGGCCAGTTGCGAGACATCCCCGACTTCGATTTCCCGTTGCTGGATGATTTCAACGGCAATCCGCCAAGTGTGGATTTCGCTGTGCCGAATGTCTTTATCGACTGGCGGGAGCCGCAGTACGAGAGTGAACTGTTGGATGATCTGGTGGCATGGGTCAAGCGCTACATGCAGGGCGGCACCGGTCTGCCGGCCCATGTTGAAGATGCGCTTTTTAGCCGCAGCCGCGATCGCATCAGCGCAGAAACCCGCCGCGCTGTGCATGAGTCGGTTTCGGCATTTGCCGCGCGCGGCTTCTCAATGCCGCCGGGAATGCTAGTCAAGCAGATCAATGTTGCCAAGGAGCAGGGGCGAGCGCAGGCAGCAGAGTTGAACCGCGACATCCTGATTGAGGCGGCGAAGTGGGAGATCGAGAACATCCGCTTTGCAGTTGAACGCGGAATTGCCACCGAACAGCTGCTGCAGAACCTGCACGAGAACACGACCAAGCGCCTCTTTGAGGTCGCGCGCTTTGGCGCGGAGGCGCAGATCCAAGTGTTCAATTCACAAGTCGCGCTCTTCAATGCCCGGATTCAGGGCTTTGACGCCATGCGAGAGGCGTTCCGTCTGCGACTGGATCGGGCGCTGGCGACGCTGGAGGTGTGGCGCACCAGAGCGCAGGCTGTGCAGTCGCACAACGCCAACGAAGTGGAGGTCTTCAAAGCGAAGTTCATCGCAGTCGAGCAGTCGGTCTCCACCTTCCGGGCGCTCATGGAAGGGGCAAAAGTCAAGGCCGATGTGGTCGAAGCACAATTCCAAGGCTACCGCGCGGACGTGCAAGCCTATGCGGAAAGGGTCAACGCGGAGAAGGTCCGATTCGATGCCTTCGATTCGCAGGTGCGTGCGGAAGCAGCGAAGGCCAACATGTTTGAGGCGCAGTCGAGGGCGTACGCCACGACTGTGCAAGCCATCGCCAACAAGGCTGACATCAAGATCAAAGGCAAGCAGTTGCAGATGGAGGGGGCGCGCGTGCTACTGGCGGAATACCAAGCGGATGCTGAAGTGTGGCGCGCGAAGGTTGATGCTGTGCTTCGTGAGGCTCAATATGCCTTGCAGGCATTTCAAACAGAGAGCGACGCATGGCGTGCCGGGGCCGCGGTCAATGTGTCCCAAGCGGAAATGAACCAGCGGTTTGCGGACATGCAGACCCGCACAAACATCGCCTACTCAGAGATGCAGATCAGCGAGTTCAATGCCAAGATGCAGCACGCAATTCAGACTGCTCAGCTTGCCATGGAGGCGGCTCGCTCGGCTGGTCAGTTCACGGCGCAGCTTGTAGCTGGCGCTATGTCGGCAATCAACATCTCCGCTGGAGTGTCCGGCTCCGGATCGCAGTCTGGCTCTTGGGGGCGGAGCGACAACTACAGCTACGAACGCTGACGGCCGACCCTGCCCTGTATAGGGTTGGGCATTGGCCTCTGTTCCTTCGACACTGCCCCTCATCAAGGGCGCAGGAGTGCTCTTTTACGAGAGAGCACAGATGAACTTCGTCAAACGCTGTATTGCACCACTGCTCGCTTTACTGGGCATCCATGAATGCCTGAGCGCGCAGCAGAAACAAGACCTGACGCAGGCGGCATACCAGACGGCTCCTGGACTGACGGCTTCGGCTGGCACGGCTGTGCTTGGATGGCCGCTCTCGGCCTGGTTGACCTTGGTGTCGATCATCTATGTTGTCGCGCAGCTTGCGCATCTCGTCTGGAAATGGCGCCGGCAGGCCAGGATCGACGCGGCTCGCGCGGCTGCCGGTCAGGATCTCCAGGGAACGGGCTGGGGGAAGCTATGACCTCGAAGGTTCCAGCATGGCTGGCAACACGCCTCGCCGCTCTGGTGGTCGCCGTTGGCATCACTGGCGGCGGCACGTACTGGGCTTCCAAGACCACCGATGAAGCTATGCGCGACCAGTACGTGACGGCCGTTGCAGCCGATACGTCAACGTCGCTCGCCGTCAAGCTGGCCATGGTCATGGGCCGCTACTACGAGAGCAGTGGCGAGCACTACGGCAGGCCCTATGTGGACACCAATGGCAAGGGCCGGCCGCTGACGGTCTGCAACGGTGTGACCGGCGCAGGTGTGGTGTCTGGCCGGTACTACTCGCCCGCCGATTGCTACCGGCTGGAGAAGGCTCGCTACCTGCGGGTGGAGGCGTTCGCCCAGTCTCGGCTGATCTATTGGCCGACCTACGATCCTTTTGTGCAGGCGACCTTCATTGATTTCATCTGGAACAAAGGTGAGGGCAATTTCAGTGCCAGCACGATGCTGCGCAAGGCCAATGCGGGCGATCTGGTCGGTGCCTGCCGCGAGAACCCGCGATGGAACCGGGGCACGGTCAACGGTGTTTCGACGGTGCTGCCCGGCCTTGTCGTGCGCGGCGAAGCGAATGGTGAGATGTGCGCCGATTGGAGGATCGATCCATGAAGGTGTTGCTGCCCGCTTGTGTTGCTTGCGCCGCTGTCGGTATCGCATTGGGCGCATGGCTGGCAACAGCAAAGGCGGATGCGCGCGTGGCGGAAGCGCAGACCCGGATCGAGCGCATCGAGAGGGAGCATGCCCAGGCCCTGGCCGAGCAGCGCGAGACCGCCCTGGACGAACAGAACCGGATGCAGGAGATCAAGGATGCCGCAATCGAACAAGCCCAGCGTGACCTGGCGGCCGCGCGTGCTGGTGAGCGCAACGCTTGGGATGCTTATGTCAGCCTGCGCGACAGCACCACACTCGTCCGCGAGCGTCTGTCCCAGGTTTCCGGCGAGGCCCAGCGTGAATTCGCAGTTGCTGCAGCCGGACTACTCGCTCAGTGCAGCGCGGAATATCAAGGAGTGGCAGCAGCAGCTGGAGAGCTCGCTGTCGAACTGAAGAAGGTTTTGGCCGCGTGGCCGACGACGGATTGA